AGCAGAACTTTGGGTTAGCCCTTATATCGCTGCGTTTATATTAAATACCTCTATTTAATCTCTTTTCATTCCCAAGTAGCCTCTATATAAAATACTCCAGTCAGTACCTTAGTCCACAGTATAAGCAAGCAGCGTGCCAGAAATGCGTTTGCCCGGCGTTCGAACGTCGGCTATCATTGCGCGCATGGATACCCTCGCCCTTGATTTCTCTACCGGCTCACCTGACCTGACCGTCGACCAATACGGAAATTGGGCGACGTTCGGTGACGCGACGCCCGGTGACTTGACCGGCCCCGGCATGCGACTGGCTCAAGACGTCGCGACTCGCTGCATGGCCTGGCGCGGCGAGGTGTATTACGACACGACGCAGGGCGTGCGCTACGAGACAATTCTTGGCTATCCGCCAAATCTCGCGCTCATGAATAACGCTTTCAGCACGGAAGCGCTGAAGGTGCCGCTGTGTCAGACGGCAATCGCTAACTTCGACTTCACGGCGGGTTCGTCGCGCAAAGTCGGCGGCACGATCACGGTTTCCGACATCAACGGCACGAGCGGCAGCGTGCAGATCACATGAGCTACACGATCATTCCCGTGCCGGCGACGCCGAATCCCGTCTTTCAATGCGTACTCGACGGCAAGCAGGCGCAAGTCTCGCTCACGACGACAAATTTCGGCCTGTTCGCCGATGTGCTGTACGACGGTGCGCCCGTCGCGAACAGCCGCTTGTGCCTCGACCGCACGGATATCAACCCCGCGCGCTATCTCGGGCTACCCCAGGCGCTATTCTTCGCCGACTTGCAAGGCACGAGCGACCCCGTCTATACCGGCTTCGGCACGCGCTACGTGCTTGTGTACGGCGACCCGGACGCGAACGGCGGTTCGACTATCGGTTGACTCGCCACGATAGACGGCCTATATTCGGACCGTCTCCTAGTGAATGGCCTTCGTCAGCCTTCGCACTTTCGGCCGCCTCGTGCGGCCGTTCTTTTTTGGTCCGGTCATGCTCAAATCCAAAATCATTCGGCTCGGCGGCAAGGACGAAGGGCTCAAGCTGCGCCTGCACGAGTTGCCGGCGCTCGTCGCCGACCGCCATGCGCGCGCCGCGCTCGACACGCTCGGCGCAGACAAGACGACGGGCATCGTAGCGCTGGCGCTGAAGCACTTCGCCGACGTTCGCAAGCTTGGCCCCGCCGGCCTCGATTTGCTGATGCCGTTCGTCGAAGGTACGGTCGAGCATGACGGGCGCTCGCATGCCTTCGACGTCGCGCGTGACCTGAAGGATTGGCGCAACGTCGAGCGCGTGCAGCAATACGCGCTGCACCTGCATGTCGGGTTCCTGTTCGAACGCGAGTCGCTTGATGTGCCCGTTTCATTTCGCGCTGAGCAGATCATGCGCGACTCGTCCGATATTTCCGTTACATTCTGCTCTGGATTCATCGCGACCGTTATACAATCGAAGCTTGCGACATATCGCGAACTCGAAACGGTGCTATCGACCGAAGACGCCTATAACCTGGTCGAGATTCTGAACGTCGATGCAATCCAGACCTGGCAAGCCCATAAGGACGCACAATGATCACTGACGAAGCCAAATCCCTAAGCATCTACGCCGCGCACGGGCGCGACGCCGGCAGGACGTTTATCATCCGCGAAATTGACCCGCTGAGCCTGAGCGGTTACGTGCTGCGGCTGGTGTCGGCGCTGCGCGTCGAGAGCTACGAGGCAATGATTGACGAGTTCCGCTCGGCGAGCGAGCGCAAAGACGGCGGCGCGCCAATCGACGCCGTTATGCGCGTGCTGCGCGGTGCAGACCCGAAAGCCGTGCATGAGCTAATCTCGGAACTCGTCGCGGGCTATGTCTCGATCGCGCCTGATCCGAAGCATCCGGGCGCGCTGCGCGCGATCATGGTGAGCGAAGACATTCGCGAGATTCGCACGCTTGGCGAGATTTTGACCGGATTCGCTAAACTTCACTTCGCATTCTGACCATGCCTATTTCTTCGACAGTAGCGATTCTCGATACGCTCGCGGCGGCGGCTTCGTTGCTGCCGAAGGTTAATCCGCCAGTGCCGATCTACGCGATCGTGTCAAGCGACAATTTGCTGCCGCTCACGATCCCTGATTCGTGGGGCGAATTCGCGCCGCGGTACGAGTCACAGGTGAGCGATTACCCGGTCGAGAATGGCGCGTTCGCCGCGTATAACAAGGTACGCCGGCCGATCGGCGTATCCGTGACGATGGTCAAGACGGGCTCGGACGTCGCCCGCTTCGCCTGGCTGACGGCGATTCAGCAGCAAGAAGCGCAGTTCCCAACAGCCTTATACACCCTGGTTTCGCCTCAGGGCGTCTATGTCGATTACACCCTGCAGGGCTACAGCTACGAGACGCGGCCTGATAAGGGAAGTAATATCCTGTACCTGACGCTGCAGTTCGTGCAGGTGCCGCAGATCACATCGAGCGCGGGCGCATTCTCAAATGTGCTCGAAGCGAAAAGCACGCCCATTTCGCAAATCGGCAACGTCTTCAGCAATGCGGCTTCGTCCGCACAGACGGCGCTTATCAACGCGTCGTCTTTCATCGGGGCTTAAAGCATGGCCGCTAACGGAAGTGTGATCGATGAACTCGTCGTCAAGCTGACGCTCGACGCCGACGAGTACGAGAAGAAAGAGAAAAATATTACCGTCATTATCAACAAGACGGAGAAACAATTAACGGCGGTAGACAAGAAGCGCAAAGAGCGCGACAACCAGCAAAACAAGCGCTGGAAAGAGTCGACGAAGGCCGTCAAGGAATTCGGCAATTCGCTCGGCAAACTGGCGCTCACTGTCGGCAGTGTGCTAGGCGTGGGCGGCGGCGTGGGCGGACTTATCGCGGCCGTCACGGCGCTCGCGGGCTTCGAAACGAACCTGCGCAAAACGGGCGTCTCTACGGGGCTCAGCAACCGAGAACTGCAAGCATACGGCAGCACGATCAAACGGCTCGGCGGCGACGCCGAGGCGGGCACGCAGGCTATCGCCGCACTCGCGAAAGAGCAGAAGCAATTCGCGCTCACGGGCAACGCGCCGACACTCCAGGCATTCCAGCGTATCGGCGTCAATGCCGGGCCGAATAGCAACATCGTCGACGTGCTCGCCGAGGCGCAGCAACGCTATCGCGCTGCGCCCGAGGGGCAGCGCTCACAGATGGAAAACGTCTTGTCAGCGTCGGGCGTCTCGCCCGACTTGATTGTCGCGATCAAATCCGAGAAAGACGTGCGCGAGGCATTCACGCAATCGCTCGCGGAATCGACGACGGAGAACCGAAAGGCGCTCGATGGCGTCAGCGATGCGATGGAAGCCGTCAAGAACGCCGCGCTCAACCTGGCAAACAGCATCGCGTCAATCGCGATGCCGTACATCGAACAATTCGCCAAATTCGCGTCAAACGGCGCGCAGACGCTTTCGCAGTTCGCCGACAAGGTAGCGGCAGCCGGCGGTGGGCTCGACGGCCTGTATCGCGTTCTAGACCGCGAGAACCCCGAACTAGCACAAAAAATTCGTGCCGCAACGGTCGCGTTCAACGTGCTCGCCGAATCCGTGAATATTATTGTGTTCGGGTTTCAGAAACTCGGTGAGGGTCTGAGCGCGCTAGGCGATTGGGTAAATAAGATCACCGGTGTGAACGTGACCGGCGGTATCAGCGATTGGTTTAAGCAGCAATGGAATCAACTCGTACAGGACGCCGCGCGCGCGACCGGCGAGGGTGGTGCCAAGCTGTCGGCGGGTGCTGCCGCGCGCACGGGGTCGCTCGACGAAGGCGAAGAGGACGTCACGTCATCACTGCCACCCACGAGGAAAGCACCTACACCTGCCGGTGGCGCGCGCGGCAACCCGACGGCTAACGATCTGATCGGCATGTTGATTAAACGCGGGTTCAGTTTGCCCGAGGCCGCCGGCATCGTCGCGAACATAGAAGGTGAATCGACATACAATCCGGCCGCAGTCAACAACAAAGGCGGCGGTAACGGCGCGCACGGCTATTTCCAGTATCGCGGCGACCGCTTGAAGGCGTTTCAAACGCGCTACGGCAAGTTGCCGAGTCAAGCGACGCCAGAAGAACAATTGGACTTCGCCACGTCTGGCGCAGAAGGGCGACAGCTGCGCCGCAGCTTGGCGGGCGGCACGACGGCGGGCGGATATGCCGCAGGCGTCAACAACAAATTCGAAGTCAACGGCGTTGTCGGCGAAGCCGCGCGACGTGCAACGCGCGCGACGCAACTTCAGGCGCAATATCCTGGCAGTGGCGCGCAGACCGCAGGTCCGCAGATCAACATCAATGGCCCCGTTACGGTGCAGGCGAACCAGAATTCGGAATTTGTGAACGGCGTTCAGCGTGTGAGTGGCATCACGAATTACAATACCGCGACGCGATAAAGTCTTGACATTCTATTTACGCCCGTCTAGTATCAGAACAACTTAACGACGGGAGTAAATCCAAATGAGCACAGAAGCAGAACGTATCGCACAGTACCAACGTGGATTCAACGACTGCATGTCCGGGCGCTCGCGCGACCAGTTTGCAGGCATCTTCTACATGTTCGGCTGGAAAGACGCAGCAGCCGGCCGCGCCGCTCGCCTCAAATAAGGAGACTGAAATGACGACCCTTGACACGCTCCATCGCCGCGCGTTCATTCGCGCCGTAATCTCGACCGTCGCTTTCGTGGTCTGCATGATCGCGCTGCTCGTCACGAGCGCACCTGCCGATGCGCAAACCGTGACTTACGTCAACGGCGTGCAGCGCGTGAGCGGCATCACGAACGTTAGCGCGCCGGCGGCCGCTGTGACGTCGGCAAGCGCATACATCGCGCAATGGCAGAAAGAGAATGACGGCTGTCGCGGCGCGCAAATCGAGCCGTCAAAGAATCCGGCATGCAAGCGCGCCGGGCAGATCGCAAACAAGCTGTACGCGCAAGGCTGGTCGCTCGCGAATCACGACGTCTGGTATTCGCATGCGCAATATGACGATTTTGTCGAAGTGCTCGCGCAGTCGCAGATGGATATCCCGGCCGCGCTCGCGACGCAGAGCGTCTATACGATGATCCCGACGGCTTATCAGCGCCTGCACGCCCGTATGCCCGATGACGTCATGTTTGCAATCTGGAATAACAACGAGCAAGCATTTCGGCAGATCGCGCCCGGCGGTTCGGCTATCATGCAACAAATGCTTCAGCAGGTTTCCCGATATCACGGCGGTCATGACCCGCGCTTTTACATCGACGGACAATGAAAACGATCATGGATTACTTTCTGATGCTGGTTATGGCTATCGCGTGCGTCGTGGCGCTCGGCGGGCTCGTCTACATGGTCGGTGACTACGCCCGATGCGCGCCGCCGGCAGCGCCCGCAAAGCCGCAGACGGTGCGCGTGCTGCCTGTCGTCTCGTGCGCGCCTGATGGTGTTGCGATCACGACCGAAGTCGCGTTGCGCTTTGCCGTGACGCAGCTTGACGTGACGCTGATGCGCGGCCGCGATGTGCAGGGCCGGCGCGCGACGCCGCTCGACGTCTCGCGCATGGCTGAAGCGATTGCCGCTGAATTCCCTGCGCCCGACGTCGCGCTAGCGATGCTCGATCGCTGTGAGCCCGCGCTGCGTGAAACGCACGCACACGGTTACGGCTACCTGACATCGGCGCTCGTGCGCGCCGCCGTCGCGCAGCGCAAATCGACTGTGGTGCCGCGCAAATTGGGGGTCGCATGAAATGCACCAAGTGCGGCACCGCAATGTATCACGCGGAATACACTGATTGGATCACCATCGATGGCGGCGAGGGCGGCTATGACGAAGTGCCCTGCATTCGCTGTCAATGGATTTGCACCGCGCCACTTTGCAGGCATGAAATCGGCGATTGGGACGACGAATACGAGGCACCGCAATGACATTCCAGCCTTTCATCGAGCGTATCGCGCGCGTCGACATCAAAGTGCAGCGCCCGGACAATTCCGGCGCGATGCAAGACTTGTCGTTTAGCTTTCAGCAACATCGCATGCGCATATCCGTGCGCCAGGGCGGCAACCAGTACGGCAACGCGCACGTCGAGATTTTTGGCATGCCGCTCGATGCGATGAACCAGATTGCGCGGCTTTGGCTGGACGCGCTGAAACCGCAGAACACAGACACGCTCGAAATTGCCGTATGGGATGGCACAGCGTTTGTGTCACTCTTTCAGGGTGTCATTACCTGGAGCGCGGTAGATGCGAGCGGTATGCCGGCCGTCAAACTTGTCGTTGAGGCTAACGCTGCCTTTGCGCTCGCGAACGCCACAGCGAGCCCATACGCGAACGCCGGGCCTATCACGCTCAAAGACACGTTGACGTCGATCGTCTCACCCGTCGGCTTCACGGTCGACTATTCGGCCGCGCTGCCTGAGATTCAACTTGTCGACACGCGCATACAGGGCTCGCCGCTGACGCAAGTGTCGGCGATCATGAATGCCTTTCCGAAGCTGCGTTGGCTCGTCAACCTGCAGCGCCTGATTGTGTTTCCGACGGATGCGCCATTCGCGCAAGACCCTGTTCGTGTGGCGGCAGACAATGGCCTGGTCGGGAATCCCGTATATTCGACATCGGGCCTGCAGTTCGCGACGATCTACAACCCGCAGCTTGCGCCAGGCGTCTACGTCGACATCGAGTCGGGGATATTCGATTTGGTCAACAATACGAAATGGGTCGCGGCAGTCATCGCACATGAACTAGAACCGAACGTGCCCGGCGGCAAGTGGCATACAAGCGTCGGGGCTAACAATTGGGGGCCGAAAGGCAACAATCAGACTTGACATTGTGTTTAAGTTTCCCTAAACTCCGTCTTAACACTTAACGGAGGCAGTCATGAACGAAGCGGAACAAATCAAGCAACTGCGCGAAGCGTTGGAGACATTGGTGCAACTGCATCAAAGTTGGGACAAGGGCACCGCATACATTCCGGTTTCGTTCATGCAAAAGAACAACGCTGCGATCAAAGCCGCGCGCGCAGCATTGCACACGACCGGGGCGACTGAGATTGATAGGAGACAAGCATGACACCTGAAGAGTTCGAACGCGCGCAGGATGCGCGCTTTACGCCCTGGATGCCTGAGCACTTACTGTGCACGATCGTGCGCGGTGAGCCGATCACGCTCACGCAGCCTATCGTTCCATGGTCCAATGCGCCCGAGGCGTATGCGATCTACACGGCGCGTCGCGCAATCATGACAGCCTCATGGACGAGCGCCTGCGCAGTCAAGACGGAACGCAATCATGGCCCGCAATAACGTCGAGCGCACGCCCTGGCAACCGGGCGTCTATTTCAGCCCCGGCGAGGGTAACGATGCGTGCTATTGGCTGCCGCAGACGCACTTTGCGCGCGCCGTCGCAGCTGCGACTGACGCAGCTATCATCAAGGCTGCGCAGTCGTCGGCGCTTGCCGCTTACGTGGCGCGCAAACAGGCCGTGCTAACCCGAATTAAGCGGACAGGCAAATGAACAAATTTCTGATTCAAATTGCAAAACCTGGCATCTTTCACCGCTGGATCGCGGTGAATGCCGACGACGAAGCGGCGGCGCGCGCGGCAGTCGCCGATCGCTACCCGGAATATGTCATCGTTGAACTTCGCGACGCAGGTGCGGCATGAGCAGCGACGGATTTCTCTACAATTCCAAATTCGAAGATCAATTCGACGCCGGGCGCGCGCAGGAATTCATTATCAAGTCGCTCATTCGCCAGGTGCACACGTGCGCGCTCGTGAAGGTGACAGCCGTGCGCCCGACGAGCGGCAAGGTCGGCTTTGTCGATGTGTTACCGCTCGTGCAGGAAACCGACACGAACGGGCAAGTCATCGAGCAGAGTCCCGTCTATAACGTGCCCTACATGCAGTATCAGGGCGGCGCGAGCGCGGTGATTCTTGCGCCAGTCGTCGGCGACATCGGCCTTTGCATGTTCGCCGAAGTCGACATAACGAACGTCAAGCAGACGCAGGCCGGCGGCCCGCCGAACACGATGCGCACACACAGCAGCGCCGACGGGCTGTACATCGGCGGCGTGCTGAACACCGATCCGACGCAGTACTTGCGCTTCAACGCGAGCGGCATCGACATCGTGAGCCCGTCAGGCACGATCAACGTGCAGACGACCGGCAACGTGCACTTCCAGGCGCAGACCGTAATTTTCGATGCCGACGTCGTATTCAATAAAAACGTCTCGTCGACGAAGACTGGCTCGGGCGTCAACACGTTCGCCGCGCCGATCGCAGCGCCTGACGCGATCATCAACGGCGTCACGCAGAGCACGCACGTGCACGGCGGCGTCCAGACCGGCGGCGGCAATTCCGGCGGCCCGCACAATTAACTTTACACGGCGCTTATCTTTCGTTAAGATAAGTGCTCAATCTAACCACTAGGAGAAACACATGCTTCAGAAAATCTCGCGCGCGTCGCTCATTCTCGGCGCATTCATGCAGCATCGTTTCGGATCTGTGCTCGCGGGCGCTCGCGCGATCGGTTACAGCCGTGCGCCCTCGCGCATCGCATCGGCAACCCGTAACCCGGCGGGCAGCAAAACAGCCGGCACACGCGGCATGCATTCGCCCGAAATGTTGCTGAAGTTTCGCCCGATGGCACACGGCAAGCTCGGCAAGAAATCGAGGCAGGGCAAGCGTGATCAGCGCATGCGGCAACGCGGCTATGCGCAGTTTGTAGCCGACGAGGCGCGCTTCCGTCAAACCGGCGTGTACTACGCTCGCTGATAGACAGCTATGCGATAAAGCATTAAGATAGGCGCAATTTATCGCGCCTATCGCCATGTCGACCACAAACGTACCGTTACCGCAATTCACGCCGTCCGGGCTCGTCATCGCGAGCGAACAGGCGATTTTGCAAGGCGTACAGGCCGATTATGTCGCGGCCTTCGCCCTCTCTGGCAAGACCCTCACGACCGCACTGACGACGCCCCAGGGGCAGCTTTCGTCGTCTCAGTCGTATATGGTCGAAGCGTTTCAAGCCGCGCTCGCCTATCTCATTTCCCAGGTTGACCCGCTCACCGCGCAAGGCATCTTTCAAGATGCGCTCGGGCGCATCTATTTTCTGACGCGCCAGGCCGCGACATTCGCGTTCGTCAACGCGGTCGTTACCGGCGTACCTGGTGCCGTGCTGCCGGCCGGCGCGCAAGCTAAATCTAGCGATGGCTCGATTTGGGCGACGTCGACCGATATCACATATGGCGCGGGCGGTACGTCGCCGGCAATCTTCACAGCGACCGTCGCAGGCACCGGCCCAATCGCGGGCATTAATGACCTGACGATCTACCAGCAGTTGACGAACTGGCAAGGCATTTCGAACGCCGCGCCGTCTGTGCCTGGCACTGACGTCGAGTCGCGTCAATCGTTCGAACAGCGCCGGTCGGAGTCTGTGCAGATCGGCGGCGTCGGCACGTTCGAAGCCGTGCGCGCCGCCGTCGCAAACGTGACGGGCGTCACAGACTGTTTCGTGTACAACAACGGCAGCGACGCGGCAATCAATTACGGCGCGACGAATTATCCAATTCCGGCGCACTCGATCGGCATTTCCGTCTCTGGCGGCGATGATACGGCGATTGCGACCGCGATCAATACGAAGCTCGATTGCGGCTGCGGGTTGCCGACATCGGCCGGGCTCGGCACGCTGACGACTGTCACGATCACGCCCGATACGGTCAACTACGCGCCGCCGTACCCGACGTATCAGGTGCGCTTTGTGCGCCCGCAAACGAAGACGCTTTACATCACCGTCAATGTCGCGAACGTGCCGAATCTGCCGGCGACGTATGTGAGCCTGGTACAAAATGCGGTTGCCGACGCGTTCGCGAACGGCTATCTCTCACCCGATGGCACAATCAACGTTACGCGTGCGCGCATCGGCGGGCAGATCATCGCGACCGAGTACGCCGCGCCGATCATCGCACTCGGCAACAACATCACGCCCGTTTCGATTTTCATCGGCACGAGCGCCGCGCCGTCGAGCGGCGCAGCCTTTACGTGCGGCCTGGATCAGCAGCCGGTTTGCCCCGTGCTCAACGTAACCGTAAATCCGGTGAGCGTATGACGACGGGATATCTCGGGCCGACGGTTCAGAAAGAGTACAGCAACTCGCCGACGCTGCTCGCGCTGCTTGACGACTTCGACCAATGGTGCGACACGACCGAATTCTCGGCGCAGTTCCTTTCATACGTGTGGGATATCACGACGGCGCAAGGGTTCGGGCTTGACATTTGGGGGCGCATTCTCGGACAGTCGCGTTACCTGCAGGTGCAACAGACACCCGGGTTTAACTTCGGTTTCAACATCAACGCCGCGCCCGGTACGCAGTGGCAGCCCTGGAGTCAAGCGCCGTTCTACAACGGGTCAAGCAGCGCGACAGTCGCCTTTCCGCTGCAGGACGACTACTATCGAAAACTGCTGCTCGTCAAGGCTGCCGCGAACATTGCGGCGTGCGACTGCCCGTCGATCAACTATCTCATGCGCGCCATGTTCGGTGATCGTGGGCGGTGTTATGTAGGCTATGACCCGGCCAATCCGATGCACATCGGCTATCACTTCGAATTCTTTCCGACGGCGGTCGAGAAGTCGATCATCGAAAGCGGCCTATTTCCGCAGCCGGCCGGCACGACCGTCGAATACATTTACATGACGCTGACGTATTCGCCGTTCGGCTTCGCGGGCGCAAACACTGGCGCGAATCCGAGATTCGTCACCGGCTGGAATCAAGGCCCGTTCTACGCGCCGGGCTCACCGTCCGACACGATGCTTAACAACATCGGCGGCACGTTCGTTCTCAATCAATCGCAACTCGGGTAAGCCATGAAACGCACACTTTTCGCAATCCTGCTTCTGGCGTCGAGCATTTGCGCGCAGGCGCAATTCTCGCCCAATACGGTGCTCACGGCGGCGGCGCTGAATGCGGCGCTTGCTGCGCCAAATATCACGGCCGGCTCGATCAACGGCTCGACGACGATCAACACGACTGGGACAGTGACGCTCACGGGTACGGGCAACCTGGGAGCGCTCACGAGCGCGACGACGCAAAGCTATCTCGACAATTCGACATTCGTCGCGACGACGCAATTCACGAAGCGCGCGCTACTCGCGGCAACGGCAACCATTCCGATGACGCTCACGGGCGGCACGTACAATTTCGCGTCAGCAGGCACCGGTGCGATTTTCGGCGTGACGACGAGCGGCGGTGCGCTGGCAAGCGTGACGTCGATCGTTGCAGGTGGCACGGGATACCAGGTCGGCGACGTGCTAACAATGGTCGGCGGTAACGGCGATGGGCTCGTGTACGTCAACTCCGTGGCAAGCGGCGCAGTTGCGACTGCGAGCATTTTCTACGGCGGCACGGGATATAGCGGGACGCCGCAGCTTTCCGGTCAGGCGCTGCCGCCGGGCTCACGCTCGGGTGCGATTACAGGCACGCTCACAAGCAACGCGCTCATCGTCATTCCAGGCGGGACGCTGCTCGCCGGCGCGCGCCGGATCGGCTTCCAAAACAACACGACGGGCAATTTTACGGTAACGGTAAAGCTCACGAATGGCTCCGGCGGCTCGACGGGCACGGGCGTCGTGCTGCCGCAGGGCGTCGCAAACAACACGTCGATGACGCTGTACACGAACGGCACAACTGACGTCTGGAACGAGACCGCCGGCACGATGCCGAATTACACGGCCGCAGGCGTCACGATCGGGAACGGGCACGGCGTTCAGGGTACAGCTACGCTGTCGGGCGGCACTGCGACAATCACGCTTACAAATGGGGCGGTATTCACGTCGTCATCGAGCTATGTCTGTATCGCGGTCGACACGGCAGGCAGCAACGCGGTTCAGGTGACGCAGGCGTCGGGCACGTCATTCACGATCGCGGGTACCGGCACGCACACAGTCCAATACCGCTGCACGGGTAACTGATACAATCCGCCTATCAAATTCAGGTGCTGATATGACAACGCAATCGCAAATCCCGCTGAAATGGTACGTACCGTTTGCGAACGGCGACGCCTCGCGCGTCGAGTTGCCCGTGACGACTGCTGACCCGACGCGCGCATCGCAGACGCTCGGGTTTCCTCCACTCACGATGCAACCGCCGGAATCCGGCGGCGTACCGCCCCAGGGCGAAGACTTTAACGGCGGCATGAACCAGGTCGCGCGCGTGGCCTGGTGGGTTTTGCTCGGCGGCGGCTGGACGTATGACGCGACGTTTGCGACGAACTCGAATATCGGCGGCTACCCGAACGGCGCGAAGCTGCAGTCGGCGGACCTGAAGGGCGATTGGCTCAGTATTGCTGACAACAATCAGAACAATCCCGACACAAACGGTACGGGTTGGGTTCCTGGCTTCCAGTACGGCACGACGGCCGTTACCGGTCTGACTGGCGGCACTGTCACGCTTACGCCCGCGCAGGCAGCTAAGAACAGCATCACACTTTCCGGCACGCTCGGCAGCGCGCTTACCGTCGTCGTGCCGACCTGGATGAAGAATTGGACGATCACGAATAACACGAGCGGCGCATTCGTGACGATCGTCAAGACGGCGGCAGGTTCGGGCGTCACGATCCCGCAAAACGGCGCGCCGACGCGCGTCAGCGGTGACGGCACGAACGTGACGCAAGTCGCGGAAAACGTGCCCGCAGCGACGAGTGTGTCGCAGGTTGCGCCGATGTCGCAGATCGCCGGCGTCGTCGGCTCGACGCGCAACTTGGTGATGTCGACGGTCACTGTCGGTGCGTCGCAGACGATCACGGCAGACGAAATTATCGTCGAGACGGCACTTGGCGGCGTGCGCTACTGCCTTTCGTCTTTCACTCAGACGATCAACCTTGCAACGACTGGTGCGGGCGGCATGGATACGGGCACCGCGCCCGTTTCGGGCTTTGTGGCTGTCTATGCGATCTACAACCCCACGACAGGCACGGCGGCGTTGCTGGCGCAGAACGCTAACGCCATCCGCACGCAGGTGTACAGCGGCGCGAACATGCCTGCAGGTTACACAGCAAGCGCCCTGCTCGTGATTTGGCCCACGAACGGGAGTTCGCAGTTTGTGCTTGGCGAATGGCGCGATCGGACATTCATCGGCCCGGCGGTGCAAGTGCTGAACTCGACGTCTGCTGTCGGGCAAACGTCGCTCAGTATCGCTGCAGCGGTGCCGCTGAATGCGCGTTGGTACGGCGGTTATATTTCCGTTCTGTCAACTGCCACAGTTGTGATGATTATCAACTTGTGGACGTCAGGTACGCCGAGCAGCGGGATTTTGACGCACCCGTTCGATTTGTACTGTCTTTCCAATGTGGCCTCAGTCGTGCCCTACAACGGTGCGATTGTGAAAAACCAATCGATCGGTTACAGCACGATCATCGGCGGCGGTGCTGTCACGTTCAATATCAACGTGAATAGCTACACGATCTAAGGGCGGATATGCAGATCGACGGGGAAAAATGGGTCGAGAGCGCGAGTCAAGTAGGGCTCGCGTTTTTTGGCGGCCTAATAGGCGCGCTCATGCGCAAAGAGGCATCGAACTGGCAAACAGCGATGCTCGGCGCAATTGGTGCGGGCTTCGTCGGGCTGCTCGTGGCGAAGTTATGTCACGCGACCGGTATGTCCGACGACCTGACATTCGTGTTTGTCGGCGTCTCGGGCTGGCTCGGCGCGGCGCGCACGATCGACTATCTCGAAAAACTGATCGAGGGGCGTCTCGGCGTTCGTTTCCCTAGTGTGACGAAAGACTCTAAATTGTCAGACGTTACACAAAGTAACGCACAAGATGCGCGAGGAAGTGCTACGCTGAAAGATACTCCAGACGTCGACGGGAAGTAACAGACCATGTCACATCACATCGTACGCAATATCGTCGCCTTGCTGCTGATCCTTACGCTCTGCAACCTGGCGGCATCATTCGCGGCGCTGCACGCCGTTCGTAGTGAGCGCGCAGTTGCGCCACATCTTGAGAAAGTTGACGCGGCAATCGAGCGATTGACCGCGATCACGACGACCCTTTGTCAACAGCACGGCACGGCCTGCGACGTGCAGGCCGTCAGTGACAAGCATTAACAGAGCGTTTGCTTTGCGCGCACCGTGCGCAACTGCCTATCCTCTAAGCCGTTCGCACCGCCGTTGATGCGTTTCGTCACGGCGATCACGTCATCGGCATCGGCGAGCGCGTTGAGCCCGTGCGATTGCCAGAACCAGGCAGCAGAGAGCGCCGCATTCGTCGGCGTTTCGAGCAGCGCAGGCGAATTCACAAAGTCGACATTCAGCGCCTTCGACACGGCGGCATAATTCGCGCGGCCCGTCACCTGAATCAACCCTCGCCCCATGAACAACTTGCCGTCGCCTGGCTGTGCGTTGCCTAGGTCGACGCGGCCTTCGTAGCGCGCCTGCGCCGGCGTCGGTCCCCAAATCTCGCGCACGTACACAAACCCGCCGGATTCGTGCCCGACTTGCGCGAGAAAGTGCGCTTGGCGCAGCGGCGTGTCGATGCCCCAAAGCTGCATCGCGGCCGATACTGGATCGGCCCATTTGTCGGCGAGCGCGATGCTGCAGCCGGTCGCGCGCTGGAATATGTCGGGAGTCATGCTGGCGTCCAGAAAGGCAATGCGGTTAGCGTAGGCGTCTCGCCGAAAGGCTGCTTGCGGTCGCGTTCGGCTTTCGCAGCGGCGCGACCTTCGGATATGCGACGCCCGTGAATGTCGCTCGACAGGTGCTTCGCGCGCGCCTGGTTTGCGCAGTGTCGGCAGCCCTGCTTCAGATACAGGTGATGCCCGGCGCGCATCCAGAATTTACCGTGCTCGCGACAAATGATTTTCACGTCTTCGTCGACGAAGCGGAACACGGTTTCGCTGTAGTCATAGCGCTCGCCGTGAATGACCTGCGCCTTCGTCACAAACTGCTCTTGTGTCAATGCTCGACGGCCCATGATGTCATTTCCCGTTTAACGCAGCGGCCATGCGCTCAGCGTCTTCTTTGAGATAGTGCGTGCTAACTTTCCGGCCGCCCTTTGTCACTACGCGCCAATCGTTGCAGGCGCAAGTTTCAGGATGGCATTGACACGTATTCACTTCGACGGTGTACGTGTCTTTGGCGGGCGCACTGGCTTTCGTCGCTGCGTCGCGGACGGCGTGCGCAAACTGTACAATCAACGGCGTGTCGCGGTCTGCGCCGGCGCGCATGAAATTATTGTTTAAGTATTGCCACAGTTTCATGTATTCGTTATCGGTCATTTCACTTGCTCCAAAACGGTAAAGCGACCATACCGCCAAAAGACGCGGTCGTGCGTCGGGTTGCATACTCACCGCGCTTTTCGCCCTTTTGCTGCGCACTCATATTTGCCGAACGCTCGGCATTTGCGCATTGCGGGCAGCCGGTGCCCTGCAGATGGTTCGTTGGTTGAGGGTAGAACTCGCCATGCTCGCGGCAGACGATCGTCAGATTGACGTGCATTCCGCTGTATATCGCCCGCGAATAGTCGTAGCGCGCGCCATGCACGGCGCGCGCTTTAGCGACAAACTCTTCTTGCGTAAGCGCGCGCCGACCCATCACAGACCGCCGGTCAGTTTGCCGAACGCCGACGTAACAGCAGCCGAAACAGCCTCGCTAGCGGCTTCGGTCGCCTGGGTGACAGCTTCTGTCACGGCGGGCTGAACAGCGGCGGCAGCGGCCTGTACGACAGGCGCAGCGGCATCGCTGACGCTCGTGCCCGATGCGACCTTGTCGGCAACGCTTTCGGCGAGCGGTTCGACGATCGCGGCGATTGCGCCGGCAGCGGGTGACACGGCTGCGGCCGCAGCGGCCGCGATTTTCAGACCGGCGTCGACGGCTTCGCCTGCGGTGACTTTGCCGTCAGCGGTCGCGTCGCTCACAGCTTGCGCCGCGCCTGCGACGACCGGCTGAAACTTCGCCGGCAGGAACGCCGAAGCAAATTGCATCAGCGCAGCGCTCATGTTGGTCGAGAACGTCGCGACCGCATGATCGGCATAGTTCGGCGCGGCCGTTCCGACGGGTTTGCCGGTCGCGGCTGCCGCGTTCAGCGCGGACGTCATGAGCACGTCGGCGTGATCGTCGGGCGTGACGTCGTGACCGGCCTGCATGAGCGAGGCGGCGAATTGTGCGTGCACCGCGTTCGTCGTTGCGTGCAGCACGTCGAGCGCGCGCTGCTTGATTTCATCGAGGAAAGACATTTGATTGACTCCGAGGGGGTTATTTGCCGAAAGGCAACAGAAAGTTAACAGAATATCAGCTAAATGTCAATACACAGTCGAGCCGTCGGCGCAAACCCAAAACCCTTCGCCGCAAGAAGGGCAATCAATGTGCAGTGTCTCGCCAGTAAAGTACTCACCGGGCTCAGCGAGTACGGCGCGGCCGTTGCGCAACCTAAACATGATTTCGTTGTACGTGTCGCATACGCCCTGAGTCGTGGCGTCGCCTGCACGTAGCCGTGCGACCAATTCTCCGTTTGAGAGTGATGCAAGTTTCATAGTTAGCAACCCGGAATGTTAGGAATGACCTGCGTGCCAGCAGGATGACAATGCGACCAGCCCCAATCACCGCGCTCGACCTTAAATTTAGCCAGATCGCGCACGGACATGAGATAGGCTTCGCGGAAAATCACATAGGGCAACCAGCACATGATGTCACCTCAGAATCTCAGTTTGTATTCGAGAACGTCGGCGTCAGTCCATACCGGCGGCGTGTCGCCATAGTTTGCCATGCGCATGAAGTAGTGACGATATGAGAGCGACCAGTTATCACGCCCGATCGACGCGCCGACGACTGGCACGAGCGACAGCTTGCGAGGCGTCGACACATTGAACGTGCGCGGGGCTACGCCGCCCACTCGCCAATTCGTGACCGTTTCGTCCCATTTTGGCAAGTAGCCAAAGACGCCCGCTTCAGCGGCGAAGCGCCAGCCGTGCGTGACGTAATAGGGCTCCAGCGTCAGCGTCACACCTTGCGCGTTGCCTGCGCCGCTGAAGAATGCGTCAGGCACGTCATACGGGCGCGGCGTCACCATGCGATGATGGTCTGCGTCGTAATTCTCGTCCATCGGCGTGCAGACGCAATCAGCGCTCGCGTGCCCGAGATTGACGTAATCGGCGTGCCACGCGACGCCATAGGTGCCGCTCGTGTAGATATCGCCGGTGACGCCGAACGAGACGGCAGGTGTGCGCGCCTGCAGTGCGTGCGTCGCGGCGCGCTGATACCAGCGGCCGTCCGTCGTCTCGTAGAAGTTGATGCCGACGCCTGCTTCAAATTGCCAGGCGCGCGCCGCAGGCGCGAACGCCAGGGCGATAACGGCTGCGGCGCAAATACGTTTCATGACTGACTCACAAAGTTTGATTAGGTAAAGATAAGACTAATCAAACATTAAGCAATTGTCAAATCTTTTGCTTGTTCATGTATCGACAGAAAAACAACGCCGCTCGGGAAATTCGAGACGTGCTGACCGCGCCGCATTTCGATGCTGTCGACTTGCTCATCATCGAGCCATACGCGGCACTTGGTGAGTGCATCACAAAATATTTTTTCACGATTGCACAAGTCCCATTTTTTACCAGCGAGCTTCTCGGGCGGGCAGAAGACGATCGAGACGTGCAGTCGCCCTTCGAGCGGTTCGACGTGGCCTGTCGGCAGCGCATTGGAAACCTGGAGCGCGTACTTTCGGCCCTCTTCGGACAGCACGACGCGGCCCGACACGGCCCGATAGATACGATTGAGCGACGGGGGCCAGGGCAGCGTGAGATTTAGTTTTTTCATGATCGAAATGAAACAGCCCGCGCGAGGCGGGCTGATAGGCTAGAACGTATCCCAGATATTCATGTCTTTCTGAATATCACGCAGTTCACGCGCAACGACTCTGCGAAATTCCCGCTCGATCATTGCATCAGTGAACTTCGTCAGGCTTGCTGGGCGAACGGGTTCGCGTTTGCCGGCGGGCGCTGCGCGAAAGGGTCGGCACCGGCCGTGCCTGCGCTCGTTGTATTGCCGCCGACGGTGCCGAACGGGTTACCTTGCTGCACCGGCGCGCTGGCTTCCTGAGCATTCGCACCGGGCTGAACGGCCGGCGCGGCGTTCGGATTCGCGTACTTCTGGAACGCGTTGACCGTCGCACCGCCGCCGATGTTCAGGCGTTCACCCGCTTCGCCCGCATCCATGATACCGTCGGGATTGAACGAAATGCCGTGCTTACCCTTGAATTCCCACGTGAAAGCGTTCAGCGCAGCACGAACGCGCTTGCCGGCGTAGAACGTTTGACGAATCAGCGTCTCGCCCGATTGCGAGCCTTGCGCCAACTGCGCGCCGGTTGTGTCGGCGAGATACGGAGGAAATTGCGTCGCGGCGCGCACGATCAGCCAGTCGCCCGGAATGCCTGCGATCGGCTTCGACGTGTGCTGATTTTGCTTCACGCTGTGCTCGTACTTCGAGACGTCGCCGCCAGCGGCAACGGACGTCATGAGCGCGAACAGATCCGCGCCAGCGGCCGGCGGGAAAGCGAGCACGGCGTAGTATTCGAGCTTGCCGCCCTTCATTTTGTTCGGCGTTGCCTGCGCGAGCGAGTGCGAGGCGAGGATTGCGACGTGTTCGGCGATTTGAGACATTGAGATACCTTTAGAATCAAGAGTTTAAGTTTCAGAATCCGCAGCACGGGCTAGGTCCAGACAATGTCGGTTGACCGAACTAGGAGAGTCGTGTTCCGTGCTGCGGTAACGAAACTTTAAGGATTAGCTAAAACAAAGTCAAGCGTTTTCTTTCTGGCCTTTCTTCATTTCGAGATAGCGCCCGTATGCTTCGCTCTTTGGCTGCGTCATGCCGAGCCCTTTGCACCAGTGGTCGTTACGCAGCAGCACCTTGCACATGCGACGCCAGGACGGAGCCCAATGCTTGTCCTCTAGCACCTTCGGCGCTTCATCAGGGATGACGGCATAACCCCGCGTGCGCCAGCCCTTCATGAACGAGCGGAACCGCGAGATATAGTGCTCGCGCGTCTTTTCTGGCATCGACTGCAACAACAGATTGCAGAACGATTTCCAGGTGTGCCCGTCGGGCTTGCTGATCTTGTTGTAGCCGGTCATGTTGCCGGTTTCGTTGATGTACAGCGCGCCCGAATTCGCACCATTGACGCGCGCAATCAGTTTGAACCAGGTGTCGGGCTCGAGAATGTGATAAAGCCACAGTCCACGCCGTTGATCATCTCCATACGGCTGGCAAAGTCGCTGCTGGTGAATACTGACACCGGCCTTTTGCATCTGATCATAAATTTCATTGTGAGGAAGCTCGGGGAATCGTGCGTGAAATCGCCAGATGTCTTCGGTGCGCCAATCGTAGATGGGGTAGACATTGTAAAGTTCCTCGTCAATCTTCGTTGTAAAGCGTTTCCCTTGAAACGTCTCTTTGGTGAAAACCGCAATCGTGCGGAATCGGTTCAGACTCTCGTCGGCGCGGATGCCAACGAAACCGGCCGTGCGCGCGCCGCCGGCATACCACAAACCCCAAGCGATCGTTAGTTCTTCGAATTCCATGCCCGGCACGAACCAGGGGTAATCGCGTTCGGTCTTCGCGCACTTCGGCATGTCGCGGACCCAAATGTCTTTCCTCGCAGGGTCCCAGCACATCCAGCGCGGCTCGAAGTGCGTTACGGCATTGCGCAGCAGCAGTGGCACACAGACCCAATGCAGGTCGATGTTATCCACGTACAACTCCGCCATTTGCTCGACGTGCGCGATCGTCGCCTTGTACTGCGCTTCGAGATCGATCACGAGCACGCCGACAGTGCGCCCGCGCCGCTTCGCTTCGTCGAGCACCAAGTGCAGCATGACGGAGCTATCCTTGCCGCCGCTGAACGACACGTACACTTTTTCGAAGTTGTCGAAGGTGTACGCGATGCGTTCGCGCGCGGCCGTCAGTACGTCTGTCTCGTTATATTTCTTCAGTTTCATAGCATTCAGTAGAGGTTAGCTTCAGTCTTGGATTGGACGTCGCCCATTGTCAGTTCGCTGCGCCCATTGAGAGCGCGCCAGAAGTTTAAAGCCCGCAACGCCGCTTCGTCCGCTAGTTTTTGTTGATCGGGAGTGAGAAGGTTATAGCCTCCGCGAAACGTCGACGGGATGCCGTGCGCGACACACAGCGCCGCTTGTCCGAGCCACGCGATACGATTCATGCGTTCGTTCGTCAAGTAATGCTCGCAACTCTTTTCCCAGGTGAGCACGACTGTTGACAATGCCGCTTCAAATGCAGGAATGTCTGCAAGCAGCTTGCGGTATGTCTCTTCGCAATCCTCGCGCGTCATACCTTCCGGCGGGTGATCGTTGTAGAAGCCCGCCGGATAGCATTCCCAATGCTCAAACGTGTGCAGGATGCGGCCGGGCTCTAGTTCGGGCGTGGCCGTACCGTCTTCTTCTGCGAGCGGAACAAACGCCTCTTCGAAATGTTCCACGTCCCAGGACTTTGAGAACTCCTGATCGGCGAACAGTTCACTCAGGCCGCTGATTTGGCAAAGGCGCAAAACTTCGTCGGCATCCATACCGAGATTCTTCGCGATCTTGTTATCCGTCCAGTTCCGGCGCTTCAGTTCGATCACGATGTCCGACATTGCCGTGACAGCGTGTTTGCCGCGCGCGCGGTTGTGGCGCACGGTCGACGCCATTCGATCGGCCTTGTCCTTGCGATCTTCTTTAATCATCACGCACGGCAGGTAGCCTCTGACACGCTGCTGAATGTCGGGCATCTCCTTGCCGACGCGGTGACGGTGGAAACCGTCGATCACTTCGTGTTGTCCATCGCCGTCTGGCATCGCAACGATCGGCTGCGTGTAGCCGTCTGCTTCAATCGACAGGCGCAGCAATTCCATTTCCGGCGGCGCGACGCTATTCGGATTGTAGTCATTCGCGTAGACCGTCGTGTTTTTGACCCACTTCACGAAGTCGACTGGTTCGGTCTTAAACGGCGAAATTTCGTGCAGCGCTGCGCGCACGGCGTTGAGCGACTCGACAAGGCTGTCGAGGTCGGAAGTGTCCAGGAGTGCAACTTGCGAAACAATGCTCTGCGTGATTTGTTCGTTCATGGCGGTCAAAGTGTTTAAACGGGACTGAGCGCGTATCTTAGTCCCGTTTCGTCATATCATCAATCTTTCTTCGCGAACTTGGCAAAAGTCGACGCGAGCACGTGCGGCTGATCGCCTTCGACGGCGACGATCGTTCGCGCGCCCTTTGAGCGCTTGACGAGCGCGGCGCGCAGTTCGGCCGGCAGGTGCGGCAATGCTTCGCTGATTGCAACCGGCGCGAGCAGATCATGCCGATTCATCGCGAGCAGGTACAGCGCGGCATTCTTCGGATCAGCCCACATTTGCCGGCCTTCGCTCACCTTCACGGTGAATTTCGGCGAACCCGTCGCGACCATCTTTTCGACGCGCTCTTCGATGTCTTCCCAAAAAGCCTTAAATGCGGTTCTAGAAGCCCACAATTGCGCTACTAGGTCGTCGGGTATTGTCCGAAGGTCAACAAGCCCGCTATGCGCCTGTATTGCCGTGGAAACGGCATTGTGCGTCTGAGGACACTTCGTCTTGCCTTTGCAGTAGCGACAGTGATCGCCGGGCTTGACGTTTTGCACGGCGTTCGGCGCGTCGACGGCGCTCGACTCGTCGCGCAACTTCAAGCGCTCGCGCTGCAACCATTCGGCCGGCAAGTCGAGCGGCTTTGTGGGTTCGCCAGGCAAGCGCGGTTGATAGACTGCGACGCGCATCGCGAGCGGGGGTTCCGGCAGCTTCTCGGCAGCGGCGACGAGATACGCGGACAATTGCGGGTTCGTGTCGTCGACGGTGCCGATCGAAACATAGCCGAAGCCGTACTTGTAATCGATCACGATCAGCAGGCGTAGACGTGGAATCCAGACGACGCAATCGGCGGTGCCGAACAGGTTAGGGTGAATCGACGGAATCGAGACTTTCAGTTCGAGCATGATGAACGCCTCGGCGGGCGCCGCGCCGACTGCGACAATTTGCGCTGCGATGAAGCGAGCGTAGTTCATGCCGTGCGTGCGCAAGTCGTCATTCCATTGCTCCAACGTCTGCCCTTGCGGGTCGAAGCCTTCCGGGAAGTGCTGCAGCGGGGCAACGCCGGGTTGTGCGCCGTCCAGGTTGAACGCCTGACGAGCGTAGAACTCGGCTACCGTATGCGCGCAGGTGCCCTCGGCAGCGGCCGGCCCGCTCGTATCGCGCACGCCTTCGGAAAGATGCACGGACGCAGGGCATGCAGCCCACCTTTCGCGCCCCGAAAACGACAATTTCGAGTGAATCACGACGGGATTCGACATTTCTTAGCCTCATGTTAGGGGTATGTCGCGGCATCTTAGCGCAAGTCTTGCAGAATGTGCAAGATTTGGTCAGAAACTTGCCTAGGCAGCTACTGTGTACTGTGTACGGAGCAGAACTTTGGGTTAGCCCTTATATCGCTGCGTTTATATTAAATACCTCTATTTAATCTCTTTTCATTCCCAAGTAGCCTCTATATAAAATACTCCAGTCAGTACCTTAGTCCACAGTACGCCGTGACGAAACTTGTGCAACTTGCACAAATTGTGTATCTTGCACGCTTCACTCATGAGGTACCTAATGCCCTACGCCGAGCACTTCGAAATTCACGATCACGCCAAGTTTCGGGATTGTTCCGTTCGCAAAGACGTCAACGACGGCGATGCCCGATTCATCTACCGCGCTCACTACGAGACTTACGCAAAGACCGGCAACAAAGTCCTGCGGTACGTCGAGCTAGCGACTCCCGTCGCAGACTGCGGCCTTTCGTGGCGCATGCGCTCAGGCTACGTTCGTAGCGACACGGCAAAGTGGTGGACTTGCTATGACGTAGCCGCCGCGCGCCGTTTTGCGGCCTTCGTCGCCGATGCGGTGCGCAGTGCGCGTGCCGTGGAACTCAACGAAGCAGACGCGGCGCGCGCAATCGCCGAACCTGGCGCGATAGCTTGACGCTATTGGACAGTCTTTCCGGTTTCGCGCGATACTTGAAAGACTTACTTTCCGCACACAAAACGGCTAGAAATGACAAAGATTAAATTTACGCAGATCACATCGACTGACTGCGAACTGACGAAGACATTTTCACGGGACGCGCACGGCAACATCGAAAGCACGGCAATCGCACACATGACGCAGGGCGTCGCGCGCGTCGTCGAGATTGATCACGTCGGACAACTTTGTTCTTTGCTGCCGTTGCTGCAGCCGAATCAGGCGATCACCTGCGGCGTACCCTATGCGGGCGATACGCCGCTCACGACGCGCGCCGGCGCGGAAGTGCGCTCCGATGCAGTCGCACGAACGAACGAGTCTTTTACCTTTCCGAACGGCCCCACGCTCTTTCCGATCGACATCGATGTCGACGACAAGCACGCACGCTTTGCGACCGTGCAAGACGCACTCGATGCGCTCGAAGACTGTCATCCATGGATGCGCGCACTGCATCGCGTCGCGCGCCCTTCGTCGTCGTCGTATGTCGCCGGGCGCGGCCTGCGCGGCGTGCATGTCTATTTCGCCGTGACGGCAGGCAGCGACATCAAAGCGCTTGCCGATCGCGTGCAGATCGAGCAATGGGCTAAAAACAAAGGCTGGATCAAAATTTCAAAATCTGGCGCGTTGCTCGTGCGTCAGATTAGCGATGCGCTCGTGTATCAACCTTCGCGCCTGATGTTTGAATCGAGCCCGGTGCTTAAAGGCGTCGAGCGCGAAATTCCGATCGATCAGCACTTCGTCGAGCGCGGGCCCGACGGCGGGCGCGGCCGGCCGTATAACTACGTCGTTGACGGCGTGCTCGACGCCGGCGCAATGCCGAAAGTGCGCGAGATTGAATCGCGGCGCTTTTATGCCGCCGTGCGAGACGCGCGCAATGCGCAACGCAAGCAGGCGAAGGCGATAGCCCTGAACTATCAGAAAGAGCAGGCTATCGCGAGCGGCTACGATGCAGTCGAAGGCGAGCGGCGCGGCCTGATGGCTATTCGCGCGCTCGGCGATGAAAAACTTCCGACTGATTGGGCGCTGTTCATCAAGGATATCGGCGTGCAGACCGTGCGCCAAGTGATCGACGCGCTGCCGGCGTCGCTCGGGCACCAGTGCGCTGACCCGTTCGATTCATGGCGCGACGACTTGACGCCCGCGCACTGCACGAAGGCCGAAATCGTGATGCAGGGCGATAAGGTCGGCGTGTGGTCGCACAAGCTGCAACGCTTCTTTGAGTTCACAGAAGACGCTGCGGCAAACATCGCCTCGCCGCTGGATCAGGCCGCTGAGCGCCTGGCGGGCTGCGTCGAGTATCCTGAGCCCATGAGCAAGCGCGGCCCGACTGAGCGCAACCTGACGATGGCTATGCGCCTTTTGCTCGAAGCGATTGACTGCATGCCTCGCACGGACGCAACGACCGGCCGGCGCGAAGTGAGCGACGAATTGCCGTCTATGATCGCGCTGCAGGATGCCGCGTCGCACATCGGCTGCATCGGCGTAAGCATCGACGCGATCGAGAAAGTCATGAAAAACATGGCTAAAACGAACACGTTCGACCCGTGGAAAGACAAAATTGCGACCATTCCGAAATGGGACGGTGTGCCGCGTCTTGACACGTTTTTTCAAGACAATATGGGCTCGTTGCCGTGCGATGCGCTCGTGCTGACGGGTCAATTGCTGTTCGCCGGCATCATCATGCGCCAATTGCAGCCGGGCGCGCAGTGCCCCGTCGTGCCGGTGCTGATCGGCGCAGGCAAACTTGGCAAAACGCGATTCGTGCACCAACTCGCCGAACTGCTCGACTTCCCGCGCCCGGCCGCCGTGACGTTCGGCGATTCGATCAAAATGTGTCAGGCCGCGTGCGTATCGCCGATCGCGGAACTCGCCGAAATGTCGGGTCTGAGCAAGCGCGATAACGAAGACGTCAAGACGTGGATTACGGATACCGAAGACGTCTATCGCGCGCCCTACGGCGAGTATGCCGAGCGCCACTTGCGCAGGTTCGTCTGCATCGGCACGTCGAACAAATACGAGTTGAACCGCGACGCGACTGGCGAGCGCCGCTTGTTTCCCGTGTTCGTGAATCAAGAAATTCTCCCGGCCTGGCGTGCCGAAGGTCTGCAGGTGTTCGCCGAAGCGCGCGAGCGCTTTTGTCGCGACCTGGACGTTTATCTGAAACTCGTCGACGACTGCGCCGGTGCGGTGAAGGAATACAACGACGCGGCCATGCTGCGCGGCGAGGGCACGCCGGCGTCCGACCTGGACGATTTGATGCCGCCGATTCTGCGCACGCTGACCGCACAGAGTGGCAAGCGCCGTGTGATGTCGGGCGAGGTGCGCAAGGCGCTCGATGCGTCGCCGAGCGGGCGCACCTTCCGGGCGCAGCAGATCGCGGCTTGGTTGAAGACGCGCGGATGGGAAAGAAAGGTAGACGGCCACGGCTACCCGATGTACATTGCGCCGAAAGAATATATTGACGAAGACGAGACAAATGTTTTACCATTCGTCAACAATCCGTTTAACAACAAAGAGGCGATAGCATAAATGCATAACACTAAACACGTGCACGAGTACACACGGCCGCCGACGCTGATCGGCCGCATAGGGCAGACGCCGCAAGGCGCACCAATCCTGAACGATCCGAATTTCACGGTCGAAGAGGCGTCGCGCTGGTTGACCTGCGCACAGCCCGTCGACCTGAAAATCCTGCAGCAACTAGGTCGCGACTGCTCGATGCTAAGCAAGGTGCGCAAAATCGAATGGACGCTGCGCCCGACGCCCGGCAAGGCGTGGCCGAACGAGCGCGCCTACCCGCCGGCAGTGATTCAGGAAGTATTCGCAGCCAACCCGAACGTGAAGGATTACATACCGAAATGACGCTGCTCGAGCTTTATCAATTCATCGGCACGGCGGCGCTATATGGCAGCGTTGCCTTGGGGCTGCTCGCGTCTGCCGACATCATGCGAGACGCATAATGATCGAACTCGTCTTCTGGCTCGTCGTCGCAATCGCACACGCAGCGTAAGCCGCAAACCTTCACAAAGGGTTAGTTTCGATGTAGAATCGACTAACCCTTTCTTTATTTTTACTTGACATTCAACTATGCCACGTCTTACCCCGCGTTGGTATCAATCAGAAGCCGTCGACTCGATCATGGATGCACTCATGACGGCGGCGAACGTCAATCCACTCGCCGCGATTGTTACCGGCGGCGGCAAGGCGCTCATGTGCGCCATGATCGCAGAGCGCATCGCGCAGCAATGGCCCGGCGCGCGCACGATGGTGCTCGCGCCTTCGATGGAACTCGTCAAGCAAAATGCCGACGAGGCTTACGGCTATCTCTCGCCGGCGCTGACGTCGCGTGTCGGCATCTACTGCGCAGGGCTCGGCATGAAAGAGCGCCTGCAGCAGATCACGATCGGCACGCCGCAGTCAGTCGCGCGCCAGGCGAAACGCTTTGGCAAGATCGATTTTGTTTTGATTGACGAGGCGCACGTCTTCGACATCGGCATGAAGACGGGCGCGGCGATCGTCAACGAACTACGCAAGGCTAACCCGCACGTCCGTTTCATTGGCCTGACTGCGACACCCTTTCGCATGAAGGGTTTGAAAGTCGTACCCTTGACGGAATGCGGCCTGTTCGATGCGAAGGTGTACGACTTGACGGCCGGGCGCAACTTTAACCGTCTCGTGCGCGAAGGCTATATTTCGCCAGTCGTTGCGCCGTCGCTGCGCTTTCCGCAGATCGACACGTCAGAAGTCAAGACGAAGGGCGGCGACTTCGACGAGGCGCAGCTTGCCGAAGTCGCGATGCGCGTGACGCGCGAGTGCGTGACGGTCGCGCTCGAAAACGCACCGGATCGCAAGCACTTCATGTGGTTCGCGGTCAACATCGACCATGCGCGCATGATCGAAGACGCGTTGCGCGACGCCGGCGAATCCGTCGTGATCATTCACGGCCAGCTTGAAAAGAGCGAGCGCGTCGACGGCATCGAAGCCTATCTCAAGAAGCAACATCGGCACATCGTGAGCGTTGCCATGCTCACGACGGGCTTCAACGCAAAGTTTGTCGACTGTATCGTCTCGCTGCGCCCGACGCGCTCGCTCGTGCTCTGGCGACAGATCGTCGGGCGCGGTCTGCGCCCCTATCCCGACAAAGAAAACATTCTTGTGCTCGACGCCGGCGGCAACTTCGCGCGTCACGGCGCGATCAACGAGGAAATCGGTAGCGGTGATTCACGCCTGGGTTTGTGGGAGTGCACAGACGCCGTGATCGAAACGCCCGTCGCTGCCGGCGGGCGCGATCGTCCAAAACGCGAAAAGTCGAGCATTCGTTTCCCGGTCAATTCGCCGGATCAGCCCGAGACGGATATCCGGCTGATTCTGTCGCTTATGGAACCCGACGCGGCTGCCTGCGGCTTCCTGAACGATGCCGAGCACATGACGTGCCGCCAGTGCGGCCGGCCGCGCCAGGGCTTTCTAGCGCTGCGCCAGAAGCGTGATTCGGCCAAGCGCGGCATCGGTGATGGCGAAGGGTACGAGATTCACGACGAAGAAAGCGTCGTGCTCAAAGACGAAGCATGCCGTGAGCAGCGCCAGCTGCCCGTCAACGAAATGCGCGTGACGCCATCGGGCAACAGCATCCTCACGTTCGACTTTGTGACGGACTTCGGCCCGTACACGCTGCGCCTGGACTTTGACCGATCGACGGCAGACAACAAATTCTATGCACAGTCGCGCAAGTTGTGGAAAGCGGCGACGGGCAACAACCCGCCGAGCGAGGCATATCGCGCGCTGCTGATGCGCGAAATTATTCCGAAGCCGCTTGATATCACGCTCACGAAGTACGAAGACGGGCGTGTGTACATCACGGAGTTGCGCTTCGTCCGCCAGGAGCAAATGGCAAGCTTTAGATACGACCCGAGCTATTGATATGACCGCACCTAAACGCCAACACGGGCACGCCGTCGAGAAAGTCGAGCGTGCTTGCATCAAGAAACTGCGCTATCCCGACGAGTTGACGGCGCGCGCCGCCGGCATGCACTACATCGACCACTACGAGCACGACGCGCCTAAGAAGCTGTGGTGGTACAAGTGCCCGCACTGTGCCGGTGTGCACTTGACAAGCAACGATAACGGACGTAAATTCAACGTCGCAATTTTCTAAGGAGAATGTATGGAAAATCTCTTGTTTCTCGACTTCGAGACGCGCAGTAGCACAGACCTACCTGCCGAAGGGCTCGGCAAGTATTTGGCCGATCCGACGACCGCGCCTTACTGCTTCACGTTTCGTTTGCCCGGCATGACGAGCGCCGATATTTGGACAGAGTTTCAGCCGGTGCCCGCGCAAGTCGTGCGGCACATCGAGCGCGGCGGCCTGTTCGTAGCGCACAATGCGCCGTTCGACTTCTGGATCTGGAATATAGCCCATAGACGGCTTTGCCCGACGCTGCCTGAGATTCGCATCGAGCAGGTGCGCTGCAGCGCCGCACGCGCCCGCTATAACGGTTTGCCGGGCTCGCTCGAAGGTGCTTGCGCAGCAATGAATCTGTCGATTCAGAAAGACGTCGAAGGCGGCGCGATCATGAAGCAGGTTATGAACGCGCTCGACAAGAATGAGCGCACGCACCCCGAGCTATTCGCGCGCATCTACAAATACGCGCTGACTGACACAGACGCGATGTATGAGTTGTGGCACGCGACGCAACCACTCACGCCGCAACTGCAGCGCGAATTCGAGCTTGACATGCGCATCAACGCGCGCGGCTTCGGCGTCGACGTTGAAGCGGCGCGGGCAATGGAAGAATTGAAAGAATTAGCAGAGGTGCAGCTTGACTACCAAATCACTGTCCTATCGCAAGGTGGAATTCTCGCCGTCACCGAAATCGCCAAAATCAAGGAATACGCAAAGAGCTTCGGCGAAGAGATTGACGATGCAGGAAAAGAAGCGCTCAAAAAGATCACGGCGCGCGAAGACGTGCCGAAAGAGATTCGTGACATTCTCGATTTGCGCCTGGACGCTTCACGTGCGCCGAAGAAAAGCGCCGCTATTCTTCGCGCCCACGTCGGCGGCCGTATTAGCCACTCTACTAAATTCCACGGGGCTCTTTCGGGACGCTCTACCGCGTCCGGTGCCGGCGGCGCTCAATTACTCAACGTTGCTCGTCCGCGACCCGGACGGAAAGCCGAGGATTGTGAAGACTATCTCGCCGCAGTTAAGCGACGTGATACGGCTTATCTCGCCGATCCGAAAGTAGGTCCGATTCTCGCCGCGCTCGCCGATGCGCAGCGCCCGCTGTTCATGGCGAAGGGCGAAGGCATGACGCTTGTCGGCGCAGACCTGAGCGGCATCGAGGCGCGTATGGCTCCGTGGCTCGCGAACGACGAAGACAAACTCACGGACTTCGAGAAAGGTATTGACGGCTACAAGAAGGCCGCAACGAATATCTATCACGTCGAATACGAGGAAGTGACGAAGGATCAACGCCAGGTCGGCAAGGTTGCAGACTTGGCCTTGGGTTTCGGCGGCGGTGACGGCGCATTCGCCAGCATGGCCGCGAACTACGGCGTACACCTTCCGCCCGACGAAGTGAGCGACATCGTTTTCAACTGGCGCGCCGCGCGCCCGGCGTTTGAACGCTGGTGGAGCGTGCTCGAATACGGCGTGCTAGTTGCGCTCGATCAGCCAGGACGCGAGGTGACTGTGCCGATTGGGCGCGGGCTGTGCACTGAAGTCGTGTTCGTGCGCGACGATCGCGCGCTGCGCATGCGCATGCCGTCGGGCCGCACGATCAGCTATCACAACGCCCGCTTGCACCTGGAGCCCGGCGCGCACGTGCCGATCGCGATCTATGACAAGCCGGAAGGCTACGTCGAGACGCTGGATCGAAAGATACTTTCGAACAATCTGACGCAGGGGCTCGCGCGCGATTTGTTTTGGGGGATCATGTGTGACGTCGATCCGGTCGAGCCGATCGTGCATCACGTGTATGACGAAGTGCTGCTAGAAGTGCCGGCCGATCGCGCCGAGTTGCGCCTGGATCAACTGATCGCGCGTATGCGCATGGCTCCGTCATGGGCTCCTGGCCTGCCGCTCGATGCGGCCGGATATGTCAACCCGCGTTGGAGGAAAGACTGATGCGCCTCGTTCTGTTACTTGCCGCTTGGCTTGTGCTCATGGTGCTGTGGGCGAAGACCGACTCTGAAAGCTTCGAATGCGCGACGCGCTATGTTACTTGCGTAAAGGTGATCAAATGAGCAGCACAACCTATAGCCTGCGCCCGTGCAAACTTTGCGGCAGCTACCCGCGATACGGCTACCGCACGGCGGGCACACATCGAGGTCCGATCATCGAAATAAAGTGCAACTGTCACGGCGTGCACGCCGATAGCGAGGCCGTCGCGTCGACAACATGGAACGCGATGAATCTGCCCGACGAGAAACCCCGCGAATAAAACTTTACCTTGTGTTGACATAGAGCGCGGCTATCGTTACACTCGCCTCACGTACCAATTACCAAATACGAGGAATGAAATGAAAGCCGCGAAGAAATTGCGTGACATCGACTATCAGACGGTCGCGCTTGAAGACTTGACGATCGCCGAATTGACCGATGCGCTCGGCGTGACCGAATCCGCCGAACTGCTCAACACGTCGGCGCGCGCGATCTACACGATCCGCAACACGAACGTCCTGAGCGCCGCGCGCGTCATGACGCTGATCGAAGCCGTGCGCTCGAAAGAAGTGGCCTGCCGCTACAAACTCGGCATCATGAAGAAAATGCACGACGCGCGCCAAGCCGCGCGCGCAGAGAAACAACCCGCGTAACTGACGAACTCACATTCAACTAGGAGAAACACAGATGCATATCTCTTTCGACAATCTCGGCGAACTCGACGAATTCCTGAAATGGGTAGCGAACGGCACTGCTCCGTTACTACCGGTGCTCGCGCCGCAGGCCACGCTCGCGGCGGAACTGCTTCGCGGCGAGTGGGCTGACAAAATCGCAGCGGACGAAGCCGAGACGCCCGAACAGGCATTGCGCACGGCGCATATCGACGTTGCCGAAGTGCGGGCAGAAATGGCCGCTGAACCGCAGAAGCGCAAGCGCCGCACGAAGGCCGAAATGCAAGCCGATGCAGAGCGCGAAACGGGCCTGCAGCAGCCCGGCGCGCTGCCGGAAGGGCAAGGCACCGAACCGGGCTCATCGACGCCTGAAACGGCCGGAAATGCAGCCGTACAGGCAGCGCTTGCTGGCGATGCCGTAGGCGCTGCCGCAGCCCTCGCGAACGTGCCGCTCGGCGACAGCCCCTTCGCAATCCGTAGCGCGGATCAGGTACGCGCGGACGTACTTGCTAATGAGCCCGTGCAGCCCGCCGGCACGCTGCCGCCGGTCGCCAAGCCGCAAGGCCCGGAAGAGACTCGCGCATGGATCGAAATGACGGCCGTCGGCAAATTCAATGCGATCACGCCCGTCGATCACATGAACTTGGCTAAGAATTTCATCGCGGCGAAGGGCATGAGCGGCTATAACGAATCGTTCGGGCTCGTCGGGCTGTCGAATAACATCATGGGCTTCACGCAAGAGCAGCGCGCGCTGCACGCTGCGGCGCTTGACTTCCTCGATTGGGCCTAAGCCGTCATGGTCATTCTGCTCGCGGTGCTCGTCTTTCTCGTGTTCGGCGGCGTCGCGCTGTTCGCGATGAATCTCGCGTACCGCGCGCTGAATGAGCTTCTGAATGGGTTAGTCGGCGGCGTGCGACTGTTCGCGCGCCTCGCTTGGTGGATTGGCGGCGCGTCGACGCATCTGGCGCGCATCACCTGGCGCGCGTTCATTCGCCTGCAGGTCGCAACAGCCCAAAGGCTCTACGCCTGGTGGTTCGGTTATTACTGGCGCTGGCAACGGCGTTACATCGCGCGCGCTTTGTGGGCGCGGCGCAGAATGAGGAAAGCATGATCGATAAACACGAAGACGCGCTGATGTCGCAACTTGCAAACATGAAGCTAGCGGTGCGCGCGAAGGAGAAAGAGCTAGACGATTACCGGCGCAGCAAATGCCCCGTGAAAGTCGGCGATGTGGTCGAGACGAAGCAAGGCGAGCGTCGCAAGGTGTATGCAGTCAACCTGCGAGGCTCGCATACCGTCATGTTGCGATGCTACAGGCAGAAGAAAGACGGCACGTTCGGCCGAGCCTTCTGCGTTGAATTTCTCGACGGTGTAAAGGTGGTTGATTAAACGAAAGGCCCGCGCAAGCGGGCCTTTTGCATTACATGAACTGATGCCCGCGCACGAAGCTTTGCAGGTCCGCGTAGCGCGCTTTCTTCGTCGCTCCGTCGCTGCCGATCATGCCATAGGCCATTTCATCGGCGGCCGCGCCGTTCGGCGCTGCATCGAATAACTGATATGGCATCGCGCCGACGATGTTATATGTCTTGCGCACTTGCCAGTAACGCGCCAGGCAATAGCTGCCAAAGAGCGCTTGGCGAATCTGCGTCTCGTCGTTGCTGTACTTGCTCGCGACCGCGCCGCACTCCGTGATGATGATCGGCTTTCCCCAGGTCGCCAGGTGCCCGAACAGATTGAAGTTACCCTGATCGGCCATCAACTCGGGGTTGTCGTTCGGCACGTAATTATTCACGTAGTGATGCCACGAAATTTCGTCGACGACAAGCGCCTGATTGCCCGTCGATCCGTCAGGGCCGCGCCCCATGAACAGATTGTCGTAGAAGCCCGTGTGCATCCACGTCCCGCCGGGCGACATAATCTTCGCTACCGTGTCGATCGAGCGAATGCCGGCCGCCATGCCGCAAATCATGCCGCGCTGAATCGAGAATTTCGTATTGTCGTAATCCTGCCACCAAGCGCCCTGAGCCGACTTCAGCCCCCACACTTCTAACTCGTTGCCGAGTTCATAGCGCAGCACGCGCCCGCGCAGCGCTGTCGCGGCCTCGACACCTCGATTAAAGCCGAAGGTGTACGCTTTCGCTTCGGTCGTCAACGACGGGTGCGAGTAGGTTGCCATGAGCACAGGGTGCACGACGATGCCGGCCGGCGTTGCGAAGTTGTCAATGAAGTCGATGAAAGTCGCCGCGTCCGAGCCCGTGATTGCGCCCGTCGTCGCGTCTTCTGTCCAGGCGTAGGCGTTGCGGTAGTGCGTCGCGCCGAGTTCCAGCAGCCGGATAATGGAAAACGCCCAATTCGCCTTATAGTACGGCGCAGCGTTCGTCGACCATGTGATGTGGCCGTTGATGCCCCACAACCACTTATTGGCGGCGTTCGTGCCCGCCGGCACATTGTTCAGCAGCCCCGCCATGCGCGCGTGCTTCAGGAATTCGGCGAAGTTCATTGCTTGATCCACCCCGTCGTCGATTGCACGACTTGCGTCGCGTTGACCGTCGTGTAGGTGTAGGTCTGCTTGACCGTCTGACCCTGAAACGACATCGTGTCAGACAGCAGCGTGCCGTCGGGGTTATAGGCGTAGGTGTGCGGGACAGCTTCTGTCTCGATGTAGCCGACAGACGGAACGTAGACGATAGCCATTACCACTCCTAAATATTTCGTATGAAGAATAGGCCGCATATGGCGGCCGTCTTTTTTACTTCATGCAATCCATCGCGATTTGGTTCAGACAATCGAACGCCATTCTGATTGGATCGGCGCTGTCGTGCGCGTGTTTGTCCGCATCGACAAATTCTCGCCCGACTCTCTTTGGAATGCCGAGCGTCGACTTACCGTGCGCGGCCGCTTCCATTGCGCGATGCTGTGCTTCTGACGTGGAAGGCATAGCGAATGCTCCAGAAGTCAAACGGCCCGCCGAAGCGGGCCTTTGCCATTACAGCGGGGTCATGACGGCGCGCGCGAACGTGAATTCGACGACGGCCGGCTGCATGATTTTCTTACCCGCCGGCACCTTGTAAGACGTCATGTAGCCGTCTTTGTAGGAGTACCGGCGGCCCAGGCCCGGAATGCTGATCGTGACTTGCTGAAGCAGCTTCGTCCGGTTCGTCTGCTCGTACTGATAGATGTTTTCGAACAGCAGAAGCGAGGGCGAATCGGCCTGCAGGGTCATGGTGAGCCCTGCGGCATTGAAGACGAAGCCCGCTGAGAGCTTGCCATCGATGCCCATGAGGTATTCGCCATTCTCGACCGCTGCGCCCTCGTAGGCGTCATCGGTCGCGTAGCCCTGGATTCGCTGCGCGCTCGGGTAGAGCGCTTCCGTCGTCATAGCCATCGACGAATTGGCGTTTGTGAGAGTTGCCGGCATTTTCGTCGACTCCTTAGATTACAGCGATGCTGTTGACGTTCAATTGCTGCACGCTGCCGCCGTCCGTGTACCAGAGCGTAGCTTGCGGGCTCGTGCGCTGTTGGCGCGCCTGCGCGACGTTCGCCGGGTCGCCAATCAGCAGATACCAGCCGTTGCTCTGCACAACGTCTGAGACGCCCTGACGGCCGGCCTGCGTGTTGATTTGCTGCGCCTGGCTTTGCGAGAGCGTGACGCCTGCACGAATGATGCCCGACGTGAGCGCTGCATTGATCACGTCCTCGCCGGCGCGGTACAACTCCGTGTAGCCGTCCTGGTTGTACGGGATCGAGTTGTAAGCGAGCATGGCTTCCCAAAACGCGCGCTGAAGTTCGCGGTTCAGGTAAATCTGGTCGAGATAAGTGTCGACCCAAAGGAACGAGCCCGACGCCGCGCCGTTGTAAAGCACGGTGTAGGTGTTCGCTGCGTTCGCGTATGCGCCCAGGTACGTGTACTTGTTCGACAGTAGCGCGTTTGCGGTCGTCAGGTCGCTGACGGTCGCCGGGACGCCTGCATTGAACTGGCGGAAAGCGGCGGTCGTGCGGCCGTTCGCGACGTTGAAGTTGATCGACGCGGCATACCCCATTGCTGCGCCCGCCAGAAACTGCGTGCCGTAAATCGGCCAGGTGCCCTGATATGGCGTTGCGAACGCGATTGCGCCGAACGATGCGGCATTGTTCGCCTGAATCGAAGCGGCTTCGGTATCCCAGGCGACGTACATGAACTGATAATTCAGGCCGCTGTTTGCGGTCGCGAACGCTTGACGATCGGCGATGATCGCAGCCCAGGCCGTCGTGAAGGTGCCCCAATTCGTGTCGAGTTGGATCGTGCGTTGCAGCGCGGTCGCGGGCGTGTCGGCGTTCGTGCCGGTTGTTACGATCGTCGCGCCCGACGCTTGCGACAGTCCGACATTCGCCGCGAGCGTGCCGCTCACATCGGTCGACGTCGCGGCGTTGCCGGTCGCAGTCGAGAGCAGCGTGAAGCGCCCGCGCTGCGCGTCGTAGGCGATCGAGAAATTCGGCGACGTGAAAGCGGCCTGCATGATCGTCGCGGCGTTCGCGAACGACGTTGCGGCGGACAGGTTGATGCTGCTCGACGTCGCGAGCGTGCCGCCGACGGTGACGATCAGCGTGCCGGTGAATGCCTGAAGCTGCGCGAGCGTGAGCGCGCCAAGCTGCGCGCCATACGAGCCGGCCGGCGTCGCCGTCAGGGCGTATCCCGAGAACTTCAGCACGTACGGCAATTGGCCGCCGTTGACGATGCCAGGGAAGTAGCCGTTCGCGATCGTCGTTTCCGGCGCGTTCGGGCCGAACCATTTCGAGACGTCGGCGGCCGTGAAGAAACTTTTCGGCGTGCCGGGCGGGATGCTGGCGTCTTGCGTGAAGACGAGGCCAGAAAGACGCGAAGGCGCGCCGCCGGCCGCGATCACGCCTGGCAGGATGGATACAACCTGACTGATCGGGATAGTGGACATTCTTTGATGCTCCGTGAGCGGGCGCGCGCCCGATTGATAAAGGCTATTGCTGCGGCGATTCTATCAGCAAAACCATTAACGGAAAAGCGAGATAGCGTCAAGCATTAGGCTACAATTCAACCAAGCGTCAAGAAAGAATCCGACGACGCGCGCACGGCGGGCAAAAGCGCAAGCACCGCGCCGACGTGCAGCGTTAGGAGAACGGGACTGCGTGAGCCCTAGTAACCGTGTCGACCGCAGTCGGGCTTTGAGTGCCCGGAGAGAACGCCGATGCGTGCGCAAGCTAGGCTGATTCGAAGCGGCCCGCGATTCTGCTAGATGTCAAAACAAACGGCCCGAAAGGGCCGTTTCTCATTGCAGCGGTAGATCGTCGGCGACGATGATGTCCGTCGGCACGGCGTCGACAAAGAAGTCTTGCGGCAGGCTGACGACAGTGTTCGTCTGCAGGTACAGCTTGCACATGAAGCGCTGCTCATACTGATTTTCGCCGTTGACGAGATTCAATTGATCGGGCTCGTCGGCGTACAGCGGCGTAATGATCGAGCCGTCAAGCTGATCGCACGCCCACATTGAGCGCCACGCAATTGTGATGATGTCGGCGTTGTTCGCGCCGTCTTGCCCGTAACAATCCACCTGATAACTGTATGTCGTGCCGCGCGTGACGTTGACGACGCCCGTCGTCGGGTCGAGCGTCGACGGCACGTAATCGCGCCGCGCCTGGTCCTGGCGCTGCTTGATGCCGGGATTGATCACGATGTAAGAGCCGAGCCCGGCCGTCGACTGGTTCGGCGTCGCGGTCTGATTCTGATAGCCCTTGAAAATGTTCGCCGCGTAGCTCGGATCAAACAGCGAGGCGATAAAGCCCCACAGCGCATCGAACGCCTGGTCTTCAGTATTGGCGAGAATGGCGGGCATTATGGATTCGCTCCGTTCGCGATATTCTTGACGTAATCGGCGATCGTCGCCGCGTTAAGCTGCTGCGTCACTTCAAGCGCGCACCAAGACGGTTGATTCTCGCCCCACCACTCCAAAATTTGCGTCACCAGATACCAGCCGGCGCGATTAGACGGCCCCGGCACGTACACGACGGAACCGCCATTGTTTGACGGCCGATCCAGGTCGGAAAAGTTGCCATAGGCATAGACCGTCAGATACGACGCGTCGCGCTGTACGCCTTCCTCGTGCCGCAGTGGGTCGTGCTTCTGCGCCTGCATCTGCAGCATAGCCGCGACGGGCGCGAATGTCGGCGTCAGGATGCCGCGCACGTTCGTACGGCCGGTCGAGACGTAGACCGTGCCGGGCGTATCTTCGTTGATCGCAGTGATTGCGCCACGAATTATGTCGTGCATGTTGAGATTCATTCTTCGTCCACGTCATAGACTTCGGATTCGATCGACTTCAGCAAGTGCGATGTCCAAATCAAGCCCTTATTGAAGCCCTTCACTTCGGCCCAGTCTTCTTTGTTGTCGGCGGGCCATGAATTGATTGTGTGCTGAATGTCTTCTTTCATCACCTGGCCGATCGTCATGAACGCCTCAGAGAGCGACATTCCGTTCGTCAGGAGCGTCACCACGCCGTCGACCCATTCCTGCCTATGCGCTGCGACGGTCGTCTGCATGAACGGCCTGGCGGGCGCTTTGGACGTGCCGTATTCGAGCGAGGCGGCGATCGTCGCGACGTGCATGCCGGCACGCGGATCAGGGAAGTCTGCGCCCGTCTTCGCGTTGCGCACCATCAACGGCGGATAGGTCGCGTTCGCGAGCACGCCCGCTTTCACGCCCATCGATTGATAGTCGAGACTATCAGGCAAGTTGAGCCCGCGACGCGTGACGCTCATTTGCGTGACAACCAACGCTGAAAGCGGCCGAAAGCCGCGATCAGGGATTGAAGTTTGCGCAGGGCGTCGAGCAACTGAAACATCAAATGCCCCCAGGCACGTTCGGAACCGGCACGCCGAACGCCTTTGAGAAGCCGACGCCCGAACCGCCCAGGGCGATATACGTCGCCGAGCGGAAGCGTGCTGTAACGGTCCAAAACATCGCGCCGTACTTCGTCTGCAGGAACCAGGCAGCCATCATTGACCCTTCCGGCACCTTGTATTCTGACGCGAAACTAACCGTGCCTTCGGTCGCGTTGCTGATGCGACCCGGCGGCGTGTTGTTCGCCGTCGGCGTATCAGAGACGCCAAAGATCAGCAGCAAGTGCGCGATCAGCATGTAGAAAAGCTGCGTCCGATAGTCGACGTCCATCACGGGCGATCCGTCCGTGTTGTCGAGAATCGATTGCTCGGCGATCGTGAACATGATCGTACAGCGCGCGTCGCTCACTGCGGCGAATTCGGGATAGGTCGCTTTGAAGTCAGACGGGTCGAATGTGATGACAGCCATAGCGGCCTATCTCCGTGATGTTGCGCTTAACGCGTCGGGGGCAAATCGGCTGCGCCTTCCGGCTGAATGATACTCGCGCCGCGCGTCTCGTTCGGATTCTTCGGATCGATTTTGTTGAATCCGGCGTTGACGTCCGCGCGCTCTTCGGCCTTGTCTGCGACGCTATCAGCGTCGGGCAACGCGAAGACGTGCTCGTTCTGCAGCCACAGCGCGTCGGCGTGGCACATCTGGATCGCCAGCCAGTCATCGGCCGAAATGTTCGTCATGCCGTGCTCGGCGACGGCAAAGCGCGAATAGCGCCCGTGTAGCTTGATGAAACGCTCGCGATAGTCGCCGACCGGCGGAATTCGAACGGTGATGCCCTGGGGCAGTTTGCAGGCGACACGAACCGTGTCGTTGCCGGCGCGCTTCTTTGCGGTTGCCATTATTCGATTCTCCAAAAGTGAAAGGGCCGCACGTAGCGGCCCGGTAAGTTTAGCGGAAAGTTACCCTTTCGTAAAATACTGCATCGCGCGTTTCTCGTTCATGACGCGACAGAATTGCGTTGTAACATACCACGCAGTCGGCTGAACGAAGGCCGACGGGCGCACCGTCCATAACCACTTCTCGCCGTCGAAGAAGATGTGCGGCTTCATTGCGGCCTCCCGAGTGACGTGACGTCGCAGCCGATATCGAGATAGCGCATAGCTATCGCACGGTCGCCAGTGATAAACGGGCCGGGCGACGTGCCGTCGACGAGCCACGCGCACGCCTGATTCGTCGCACAGGCGATCAGCGGCGAGAACACGGCGGAATACATGCGGCTGTCCGTCGTGTGCTCCGTGCGCTCTTCGAGCGTCAGGAACGATTGCTCGCGGTCGCCATTGCTCCAATGGATATCGGCCGCGTAGCCCATGATGACGTGCTCGACGCAGACGGCGACTTCAGTTTGCACGGTCATAGTCTGCTCCGTGCTCGGCAATGAACAGCGTGTGCTGGAAGTTACCGGGTAACGGCGCGCCGCGCTTGTGACGGTTATTCAGCGCCCTGCGCACGGTCGCAAGTGTGCCGAACGGGTAGAAGCGGCCGGAAAAGATGAATCCGGGGCTGCGCACCGTGCGCACGTCGTCGGCAAGGTGCCGCATGCAAATGTGTGGTTTGTCAGCGCGTCTCATGCTGCGACTTCCTTCGTCTCGCGCTGAATGGCATTCGCGTCGGCGATGACACGCTGACAGGTAGCCTTGCGCCCGACAATCTCGGCACGCATGCCGAGCAGCAGCGCGACGAGCGCGCCGGCTCGCGGCAGGTTTTCGGCTGCCGTTTGATAGGTGGTGATCAGCGATGACAGGTCGTCGAGAATTTCGATCTCTTTGAGCGCATCGCGCTCCATTGCCTGCATACGCTCTTTGATGTATTCCGTCATGCACATGATGCCTTAGCCCCGTAGGTGGTTTGAGTGACTACGGGACTAAGGTTAGTCTGATGTTAATACAATGTCAAGCCGCAAGTCGCTCTTTCTGCTCGTCTTCGTCCAGTTCCTCGATGTGACCGTCGCCGCCTACTTTGAAGCCCTGCTCGGCGAGCGTTTCGGCCATCATCTGCTCAGCCATGCGCATGAGCGAGAGCGACGCTTCAATCAGATCGGCGCGCGTAGCCGTCGGCGGTATCACGATGTCGAGATTCGCTGTCTTGACGTGGCGCGTGCCTTCCGGTTCTGGCCGCTCGCCGCGCTCGCGCCGCGCCTGCTTTCCAACTTTGCCGCAAATTTCAAGAATCTCGTTCGTCGACTTGATCTTCAGCGGCTCCAGCTTGGCGACGATCGCGTTGATAATTTCCATGCGCGACTTGCCTTCGACCCATTTTTCGACTTCCTCAGGCCCGAGGAATTCGAACAGCGCGAAGGCCGCCGTGATGCGTCGATTGACGGACTTCCAATCCAGGTCGCCGGGCTGACTGCTCTTGTATCCGACTTCGGCGAAAATCTCGCACATCAGTGCGCGCGAGACGCGCTTCGCTTGCTTGGCGTCCAGGTGCACCGCGAACGTTACGGCGACTTCATATTGCAAGGCCGTCTTGCGGGAGAGTGCGGCGTTCGAAAGGGCGGTCGTGAAAGCCTTCAGGTTTGAGCGGTTCATGATCGTTCGTCCTATTCTGGTTTCAGGTTTCGGGGCTGCCGGGCGCCTCCCCTCAGAAACAAGTCTAGGTAAACGGTAACAGGAAGTTAAATTGATTGTCGCTATTGCAGCGCAATATTGATAGCCTAAACTAAGGCCATTATCACAATACTATCGTACCAATGTAAAGTGTGCAAGTGCGCAAGCGAAATTCCCGGTAAATAAAAACCCCGCCGAAGCGGGGTTTGTAACACTCTGTTTCAGCCCTACTTTCGTAGGGCTTTCAATCAGACGCCGATCGCCGCAGCCATCGCGAAGGGCAGGAACACGACTGCGCCCCAGGTACCTGCCGACTTCTTTTGACGGAAGTACGACGAGTAGCGCTCGATGCTGTGCGCGCGCATCTTTTCGGTAAAGGCGCAGGTTGCAACCTCCTGGCCTTCGACCTTCTGCGCCCACAACTGCGCGAGGCGGCCCGAGCCCGTGTCGTATTCCGGCACGGTGACGATTTCCAGTTTCGGGAAAGCGTCTTTCAGCAGCTTCGCGGCGCTCAGACCGTAGGTGTTGACTGCGTTCAAGTCGCCGGCGGCCGTCGGCGGGATCGCGAGGCGAAGCTCGTCATCCTGCTCGATGATGCCTTGCGACTGCGATTGCAGCGCCTTGTACATGTCCTTGATGTTGTTGAAAATCGCTTCCGGCGCAGCGGTCGCCCAATTCACGCCATATGCGACCGGCGCGATCAGGCGCGGATCGTTCGTCAGGCCGTAATTCTGCAGGCCCGACACGCCGAACAGATACGAGGCGTTCAGGAACTTCGCCAGGCCCAGGGCGCTGGAGTAGTTCAACTGCGCAGCCAGGTCGACGCGACCCGCGCCTGCCATTTCCAATTCGCGCTCGCCCCAACGGGTCCACGTCTGGAAAAAGTACGACTGGCGTTGCGGGTAGTTGACGTTCGAATCGCTCGACCCGTCGGCGCTGTAATCGCCGTAAGTCGCGACCTTGGTCGTCGGTTCCGCCTGGATGAATGCAGCGGTGAGCGTCGTCCAGTCGCCTTTCTTCGACTCGCCGACAATCTCGGCAGCCTTCATCGGCGCGACGAGCACTTCGATAACCTTCGGATCGACGTAGGTCGTCAGATAGGTCGGGATGCCGGCGTTCGGCGTCGTGACGAGGTGCGGCGTCAAGTCGGCCGCGTCCATCGCGTAATCGCTGACGGGCGTCGACACGTTGGAAACCGAACCCGGCAGGATGACGCCTGCACGAGCCAGCTTTTCGATAAGTTGCGAATCACGCATTTTCTTTTCTCCGATTTCAGGGTTCGTTCGCGGCCGGCTCTCGCCGGCCTGCGTGTTCGCTTAAGCGCGACGGGTTGCGAGGGACATTACGATCGTCGAGCCGGCCGTGACCGATTCCGACACCATGATGAAACCAGTATCGACGACGTTGCCGGTGATCGTTGCGCCGACGTTGATCAGACCCGTCGTCGTATCCCATCCGATCACAGCGCCACGAACCGGCGTGCCGGTGATCGCATCGGCCTTGATGTAGAAGTCGCCCGCGCCGAACAGCGAAACCGGCTGACCGGCCTGGATCGTGTAGCCGGCTTCCGACAGGAACGTCGTGATTTGCGCGTTGTCTTCGCGGTGCACGAAGCCGATGCGGAACGTCGGCGCGGCCGCTGCCGAGCCGGGGATCGTCGTGACGGTGCCGTCCGAATTCAGGATGGCGAATTGGCCGACCTTGACGCCGGTCGCGTCAGCGACCATTTTGCCGCCGCCCGACAGCTTGTAGATCATCGGGTTCGACGAGGCGAAGTCGCCCGGCAAACCTTCCGCCGGCGTGATGTAGACTTGATTCTGAAACATGGTGGTTTTCTCCGTTACAGGGAATTGTCCGATTCGGGCCTTAGCCCTTCACGGAGATTTTCGCGAGGTGCGCGAGCACGCCCGACTGATTCTGTTTCACAGTGTCGCTGTCCAGGGCCATTTCGACCTTGCTGCGGGCACCGCGCGCGCCGGCTGCGCCACTGATATAGCCTTGCCATGCGGCCTTTTCTGCGCCCTTTGCGACGCCCGTGACGCCCTTGACTTCGAGCGCTGCACGGTACACGTCACCCGCGCTGTCCATGCCGTACACGTCGCCGAGCACGCCCCGCACGTCGCGGCACGCTTCGTTCAGTGCCGACACGCGCGCACGTTCGCGCTTCAGCGCTGCGTCGACGGCCGATTGCACGGTCTTCACGGTGCGAGCGTCCATCGCGCCATAGGGCGTCGGGTTGCCGCGTGCGCCGGTGCCGTCCTGGTTCGGCGCGGGCAGGCTCGGATTGTCACCGCCGCCGGCGTTCATTTCGGGCGCGCCGCCCTCGCTGTCACCCGCGACGGCCGGCTGCAATTCCATATCCGCAGCTTCGCCGTTTTGAACAATTTCATCGTTCTCGCCGGTTTCGCTGTCCATCGCGCCGGCAGCCGGTGCCGCCGCAGCGCCGCCGACCTTGCCGTGAATGTCCTGCAGAATCGCGGCGATGTGCTTCAGCGCCTGGCCGATAGCGGCCATGTTCATCTGCTCGTTTTGCTCGCCTGCGGCGTTGCCCGGTGCGGGCGCAGCGCCTGCAGCCGGTGCGGCAGCGGCCGGCGGTGCTGCGCCTTCCGCCGGTGCACCTGCATCGGGCGCGCCGCCGGCGTTCGGCTGCTCTTCGCCGCCGGCCGGCTTTTCGTTTTCGTTCGGGAATGCCATTTTTGAATCTCCGTTCATGGATTGGTCGGACTCACTGCGAAGCGCACTATCGGCGACGTGCGCACCGCTCGCGCGGCCGTCGTCGACGAGGGCGACGTGATTGCCCTGAATTTCAGTCATCACGCCGTCGTAGTGCTGCCCGCCTGCGTCGCCCGAGCGCATGACAGGCTTATACCGATACCCGCAAGACAAATCGGCGAGTTCGCCGGATTCGATCAATTCGATAGCCATGCCGTCAGACACGAGCAGATCGCCGCGCAGGTGCTCGCCGTCGAAGGTGATCGAATGCACCGCGCCGGCCTGGTACTCTTTGCGCGGCGCTTCTGCCGTCTGCGGAATGTGTTTGATCATGAGCGGCACGCCTTCGAAGGTCGAAGCCGCTTTCTTCAACTCATCGGGCGCACGGTACAGGTCATAGACCTTGTTCGGCTCCAGGCCCAATTCGTCATTCTTTGGAATCTCACGCCCACGATACGGGTTGATTTCGGCCGTCGACAGAATGCAGTCGCGAACGCGCATGCGGCCGTCTGCGTCGCGCGTGCGAGCAGTCTTCTTGTCAAAGGCGAAAATGATATCGGGCATAGTGCCCGTATAGTATCGCTATGAATCCCGTTACGCAATAGCGACGGTTTATCACTACGAATACTTGACGGGCGAGCCTTTCGGAACGCGGGTATCGACGACATCGATGCCCGTTTTAGCGCCTGCAGTCTTGCCTTTCTTTGCACGATACGCGCCAGGGAAACCCGGCACGGCTTCTAAGTCATCGAGTGATTGAACGTCCCCACGCCCTAACGCTGGAATAATAGATCGGCTCGTGCAGCGGCAATTTATCGCTTCGCCAGGTTTTACCGGCCCGAATCCGTCTTTAAAATCGATGCCTTCGCCGACGACGTAAACCCATTGTTCGCGCCCCGCACGCACATGGGCTGCGCGGGGCTCTTTGCCTGCTGACGAGTGCACCCAATAACAAAAACGAATCGAAAGTTCGCGCTGGCGCGCGTCGTTCATTTGCGCCGTGGCCTTGTTCGCCTGGTCGCGCGCGATGAATGCAGCGCGGCGCGTGCTGACGCCGCCGGCATCCTTGATCTTGTCCGTCATCGTCGACAGGTCGCGGCCGGCGAGAAACGAGCGTGAAACGATGCCTTCGATGTTTTTGTGATAATCCTCGTGAATCGACTTGATCAGCGCGACGTTCTCGCGCACCTTCGTCTTAAGAATTAGCTTCTGACTCGGCGTCAGTTGCAGCTTGACGTCGAAGCCTGCGCGCTTAAGCTTGCCGCCCCAGGCGTTCGCGTTGTCTTTGTACCAGGCGTCCGTCGCCTGCTCGGCAAGCTTCTCGGCGTATTTGTTGAAATAGTCCGTCCAGTATTTGCGCAGGCGTGTCAACTCGGCGAACATGTCGCGCGTTGTCTTTCCGGCCCCTTTCTTCGCGTCTTGCGCCATATCGGGGATACGATCGGCGTCGGCGTTCGCGTCGACGGCATCGCGGTACTTGCCCGCGATCCAATACTCGTAGGATGCCGACATCGCGCGCACCATATTCTGAAGCGCAGCGCTGTAGTTGCGCTCGCGATCCGCATTGACGCGGATCGGCGCGAGCGTCGTATCCTTCTTTCCCGGTGCGCGAAGCTCCATATCAAGCGCTCATGACTTGCTGAATCGCCGCATGCAGCGCAGTCAATTTGGGCTCGTCGCCGGCGGGCCCGACCATGCCGTCAGCGGTCGCATTGAGCGCGTCGATCGACGGATGCGTCACGTTCGTCGCACCGCCCAAAGGCTGCCGCGCGAGCGGCGCATCGGTGCCGGCGGCCTGCACAGGTACGCCCTGCATGATCGCCTCGCCGATGTCGGCGAGTGCACCAGTCGGCAAGACGCCAGGGTCGGATTGTTCGTCTTCGTCCGTGATCGTCGGATCGCCGCCGGTGAGCGCAAGCAGGTCGGTCGACGCGCTTTCCTGGCCGTCTGTCAATTGCGAGAACGCGCCGCCGACGGGCGCAGCTTCGAGCCCGCTGTCATCGCCGTCGATCGGCATCTGCAAAATGTGCTCAGTGATCGTCGCGATGTCGTCATCAGGCGTCGTGTCGAGCGTGTCGCCCGCTTCGAGCAGCCCGGAATAGCCGCTGTCCGGGTCGTCGTTGAGCCGGCGCATGACCGTCTCAGGCGCAACGACGCCCATTTCGACATACTTCGAATCCGTGTCGGCGTCCTTCGCGCGCTTGTCGGCGGCTTCGAGCGACGTCAGTTCGTGCAGCGGTTCCCACTTCCACGAGATAGACTCGTCAATCTCGCCGAACAGCGAAAGCTGAATGATGCGCAGAATGTTGAGCATGATCGCGTGCAGCACGTTCGACTGATAGCCGCTCACGTAATCGTAGAAGACGCGGATTTCGCCTTCGCTCGATGCGTTCAGCCCTGTCGGCGTGATGCCGAGCAGCACGACGAGCGGAATGTGACAGACGGCGGACATTTGTTCCTGCGCCTGCGCCTGCAGCGCGTCGAGCCCGCTGATCGGCGTCGCGACCGTGAAGAATTCCTCCGTCGCCATATCGACGGCGAGCAAGTTGCGATTGTCGCGATAGCGGTTGAGCAGTTCGATACGATTGCGCAAATCCTGCGCACCGCCGGGCGACAGCATTTGCTGCAGGTCCATCTTCACGCCCGAGACGGCGTATTGCTTGATCGCATCGCTTACGCTTTGGCGCGTGCGCAGCCAGTTGTCGACATACGGCGCGGCAAGCTGCGACATCGAGACGCCGCGAAACGAATACGACGGTTTGAGCATGTCGGGCACCGGGCGCGACACGATCGTCTGCAGGCGCGAGGCGTGCACTTCCTGGCCGATCATGAACCAGGACGACGGCTTGTAAAAATCGGCCGCGCTCGGGTCGATGCTGTTGTAGGCGTTCGGCGTGACCCAATACGGCTCGATCACGCGCAGCCCCATGAACGCGCCTTGCGGCACGCTGATCGGTTTCATGACAAGTGGAATTTCGCGCAGATCGTCGTCGCCTTTCAGCTTGAAGTACGCATGCGCGCCGCCGAATGCCTGGTCGTGAATGACCATCTGGCGAATCGCTGACTTGATATCGAGCTTGTCGAGTTCGGCAACGATTTGCGCGACCTTCGTCGAATCGCTCTCGCCGCTAGACGTAGGCTTACCCCATTTGCGGATGCATTCGTCGGCGAGACGCTCATGCATCGAGCGGTATTCGGGCAACTGCGCGAGCAGCGCGAGCGCCGGAAAGCCGGGAAAGCCCTGGCTTTCCGTGAATGTGAGCGCGTTGGTCGTCGTGCCGTTGAAGTCCATCGCCATTTCGGCGGCGCGCTTCTCGACGGTCGAATATCGCGCCTCGTCGACCTTGTACGGCGTCGCGGCGATCATCGACGGCGAGCGGCCGTCATGCGGCGCAGTGTCGAGCGCTAGATGCAGCGCGCGGCGCGGCTGCTCGGGCCGAATAGGCGTGACGGTAGCGGGCGCGCTCTGCGCGCGATTCTGGCGTTTCGTGCGTCGCGTCATAATGCCGCGCTCCTGAGAATTTCGTTTGTGATTAGCGACCCGATAGGCGAGCGCAGACATAGCTGGTGTAAAGCCAATGTCATGCAGTCTACCGTATCGTCGTGCTGTACGTCAGGGAAAGACGTGATTTCCGATACCCATTGGGCGATGCCCGGCGCTTCTTCAGGGTGCGGCAGCATGACTGCGTTGTTGCTCCACATCCACGAAACGGCGTGCGCACGGGCCTCTTTCGAACCCATAGGCGGCACGCCTTCGAGCCCGGCAAAGTGCTTCTTGAGCATGTCGACGAGCGCCGCGCCGTTCGCCGCTTCTTCGATGTAGATGCGCGATATGCGCGGATGCTTCCGGCGCAGATCGGCGATTGCCTGCGCAGTTGCCATGAACGCGAGGCGCTCGCGCCGATAATCGATCAGCCATACGCGCTCGTCGGGCGCTTGCGACTTGCCCCATACGCCACACGCGACAAAGTCGGACGCCTCGCCGTCTTTGAAGGTCGCGTCGACGCTCATAATCACGCGCTGGAAGTGCACGGGCAGATCGGCGCGCCGGTAGTGCTGCAGATTCGCGCGCGGGAAAATCGCGCCCAGGTCCGCAAGCGGCGATTGCTGATACATCGCCGCCCACCACAGCAGCGCGATGTGGCGTTTGATGTCGCGCAGCTTCGCTTCGCTGTGCAGGTGCGGCACGAGCGCGCCTTCCGGCAAATCGGGGTTGTAGCCGACGTCGTTCGGATCGTTGAGCGCCGGGAAAGACAGCAGCGTGAAATTCGCATCCGTGCCGTACGTCTTTTTGACGTGCGCAAGCAAATCCTGCGCCGACCATGGCGTACCAATGATGACTTGGCCCGAGCGCTGCTGTAGACGCGTCAAGAAGACGGAATCGTACCAGTCGCGATTGCGCGCCTGCACGACTTCGGAAAGTGCTTCCTGCGCATTCTTCACAGCGTCGTCGATGATACCGACGTCGACCGAAAAGCCCGTAAGAGAGCCGCCGATACCGACGCCCTTTAACCAACCGTCGCCGGGCACCTGCAGGCCGTCGGACGCGTTATCGATGCCGTTAAAGCCGATCAGCGTCGTCGCGGGAAAGATCGCCCGGTAGATCGGTTCGCGCATGATCGATTGCGCGTCGCGGCGATTGCGCTGCGCGAGCGAGTGCGCGTAACTCGCGCTCGCGATGCGCACCGCCGGCAATTGGCCCGTCAGCCGGCCGAACAGGTACGGCGGCAAGCAGCGCGCGATCAGCGACGACTTACCGTGCTGCGGCGGCGCGGTGAGCACGAGCACAGGCCGTTTGCCCTCGATCACGTCGTCAACGAATTTATCGACGGCGCGGCACACGCTCGCGGAAAACGCCGAATGCGAATAACGCGGCCGATGCACGGCGGCAACGAACGCGGCGAAGTTGGTACGCGCAGACTGGATCAGAAACTCGACCGGGCCGATTTGCGCGGTCGCTGTCGTGTACGAAGGGTCCGCAGACGTGCGTACAGCCTCACGGTGCCCTTCGTACAGGTCATTTGATGCCGACGTAGTCTGATTCATTTCGGGCCGTCCAGAAGGCCCATTTGCGCCATTTCCTTCAATTGCTCAACGTAGGCGTCACGTTGCTCGTTCGACAAGGTTTCGACGATCGACGAAGCATTGGCGATTTCGACAATTGCCTTGTCGAAGCCGAGCAGCTTCACGAGCATCGCGAAGGCTTTGTCTTTCGAGCGCACCTTCGGGATGATTTGCCCTTGCTTGTACTCGAAACCCTCGATCAGCCGACCGAACCGGTACGTCTTTAATTTCGTCGTGTCGAGCACGAAGCGCTCGATCGCGCCGACGCCGCCGCACGTCGCGCACGTCTGCAGCGTGCCGTCGTCGATCACTGCGCCCTCTCGCGCCTCGCCGCCCACGACGCCCCGCCCGTGACAATCCGGGCAAGTCACGCAGGTAACTTGCAACAGGTCCGCCAGGTTGATGTTGATCAACTCGACTAGATCGGCAATGAGGGAAGCCTTGACGGGCTGGAGGGCATATTCCATGCGCGCCATCTTAACGTAATTGAGCGGTGCGAGTCGATAGCCGCAATTTATCGCAAACCGAAGCTTGCCTAGTCAAGTACTGGGGTACTGTGTACGGAGCAGAACTTTGGGTTAGCCCTTATATCGCTGCGTTTATATTAAATACCTCTATTTAATCTCTTTTCATTCCCAAGTAGCCTCTATATAAAATACTCCAGTCAGTACCTTAGTC